CGCAAATTCTCCACGTCAGAAATACGTCTCAAAAATATGTGGAAATTTGGGAAGCGACAAATGGCAACCGAAAAGTGTTAAATTTTAGAATATGCTGGTAATTAAAGATTTACACTCGGATATTTCTGATTAGTTTTGGTTGTTCTATGGTTATAAATACTGATAATGTAAAGTTCAACATAACAGATTTAAGGATTATGGGAGATATTAATGGGGATGATATTGCATTAATCCGCGAAATGGCAGGTGCAGATGTTAAAGGTAATGAGACAAATGGTAAACTGGCTAATTTAAATCTTTCGAATGCAAATTTGGTTAATGGAGGGATATATTATACTGGAATAACACAAGAAGTATCCTCAAGTAATGAACTATGGCAATATATGTTTTATAAATGTGGTTCATTGACATCAATTGTACTTCCTAATAATATAGCGCATATAGGTGCTTTTGCTTTGTCATATAGCGGTATAACATCTTTTACTATTCCTAATAATATACAGACCATAGGAAATGAAGCATTTGCTAATTGAAATTAATGTAGATAGTGCACCTACTTTTTTCAACTGTACCATAGCAGTAGTTCCCACAATAACACTATTACCATTTTCATTACTGATATTCGAATTGTCATCATTGTTCAAAGGTGTTTCATCATTATCTCCACCACAGGAATAAAACCCTGCACACAATGCAACTAATAATGCAGTTGCCACCAATCTAAATCTGCTCATATTAATAAATTATTCAGCTTACTTGTCCCCCTAGAAAGCAGTTATAAATAAAAAGGTGTGGGAACTATATCTGCTTTACCCTACTGACTGGCTTCTCGCATTGCCTTTGGAGTGGATAAAACAATAGCCCCACACCAATTTTGAAATATAGAAACCTAATACAAGGTAAGTATATAACAAATGATGTGAGTGCTATCGTTACCATCTTCACTCCATTTCAAATTTTGCGAGAATTTGTCAGCAGAAGATAATTTCAATAACACCTTTCGATAATATGTCCTTCCAATTCTAACTCATTAGACATCTGGAATTGCTGCAAAGGTACAAAAAAAAGCCTGTAATCAATCAAGACTACAGGCTAATATTATTTGCTCTTATAATGATAATCTATTCCAAATAAAGCTCCTACGAAAGTAAGCACCTCACCAAATGCTACCAGAATAGAACTATGTATAATACCTACAGGTACTACACAGAATCCTGCTATCAGTAATCCTATACCTACGACAACCAGTATGCAGGCTATTATTAATTGTATTTGTTGCTGATTCATAAACTCAAATAGACCTGAATGTTCCTGCAAATGTACCATCACTACTGATTTTAAACTCTGCTGCATTATCAATCCACCAACTACACATACCCTTAGTTGAAAAATTATATTTTCTTGCAACTAATTTTAATCGTCTTGGATAATGTCCGATTGAAATATAGCGTATATCTTGCCCGTTATACATAAACGCATAATTATTTGCACATTCAAGTCTTATTAAACCGGGATTTCCCTTAAATATCATTTCAACTTCAAGCCCTATAAATGTATCACTGCAAGGTAATATTATTGTTCTAGGGTCATTATCCTTATTTTTCGTAAAGAAGAAATTCAACCCATCCTTTAAATCAACTTCAAATGCGTTTGCAAAATCATAATCATCAATATCTATAGTTTTAAATTCCTTCCTCGTACCATACTTTAAGTTTAGATTACCATTTGTATCCCAGCTAATATTTCCATTTGCCAACTTACCAGAACCATCATCCTTCAATTCCCATTTTCCAGACAGGTTTCTTATTGCACCAGACAGATAAGCATTATTAGAATAAAGTCCATCACCAGACAGTTCACCGAAATCTGTATCAGTAATTCCATCCAGATTACCTATTCTACTGGATATTGTGGAATCTGATTCAGAAGTACAACCTGTACGTATATCAATACAGCCATCATACGGATTCAGCAGGATAGAACTTTGTCTGGCTGCATCACTCGTATTGGCTATCCTTACTAAAGCATCACCAGTTTCTATATTGCCTAGTGCTTCTATTACATTGCAGGTAATAGTCGTACCATCCACAGTATTAACCTTTAAAACTATCTTCTTTGAAGATGAATCAAAAGTCTGGCTAAGTAGAATATCATCCACCCTAAAGACAGAATCACTGACTGTAAGAACCATTACATTATTTTCATTAGAAGTTATACCTGTTACCTGTGCTGAATCAGTAACATATAAAATTCCATTAGTTCCCCTTACCTCATTACTCGTAATAGTAAAGATATCCAGCCCTCCTTTTACTTTCAGATTGTCAAACTCTCCATTCTTGCCAGCGACAGATTTAAATTTCACATCAGAATCAGTACTTAAATACTGATTTATCGTATCTACATATTCATTCTTATCTTGTTTGTTTTCATTCAAGTATTTACCCATATTGGCAGATAATGCCTTATCCTTGCTGGAAGTTTCCAAATCATCAATTACCACAACTTTAGTACCAGCTTCACCTGATACTGTTGGCTGTAAAACTGTGCTTGAATAACTTCCACCTACATTCTTTAAATACTTGTTTCTGAAATTATGTGGTATATAGTTAGATTTTATTTCCATATCATCGTATTTCATTCAATTCAACATCACATTTATTATTAATCAAATCGTAGGTGATGGAATTGATTACAAAGTTCTTATTCAAGGTATTCTCTTTCAGGATTGAATTAAGCGATATATCCCTATTCTTTATTGAGTTACTGTATCTGAATCGTGGTTTACTATAGTAATTCACATACTTATTAATACAGTGTTCTTCTGCTTTCAATTTATCTTTAGAAACTCCATCAGTCAACGTATCAACAAAGTAATATTCATCTCCCACCTTAGTAAGAACATAGCTATAGCTGCCTGCGTGCTCATTATAAGTATTGATTCTAAATTCAATATCATCAAAATCATTCACTATATTTTCATCAATTACATTCTCAAACTTCAAGTCTTCATCATACGTTTCATCATTAAAAATATCCTTCACATAATCAGATGTAGTATATTTCAATTTAACATCATTAATGTGAAATGAATTACACCTGACAGGTTCTTTATCGGTACGTCTCATAGGAGTAGTTCCAAGTTGATTAGGAGCGTAAAGTTCAAATGTCAATTCCCCTAATGTCATTTTATCAGATGGCAATGAAACGGCAACACCATCTTCACTTTCTGCCAGATTCATACGCCACGAAACTGTATTAGTCAATGAATAATCAGTATCAAACACCTTATCCCCTACTTTATTCTTATGCACCAGATAAAAGCAGTCTTGCAATTTACATTCATCATAGAACCATTTCTCGACAAATACACGTTCATTACTGCTATTCGTATATGAATACACATAATTTCTATCTGCATATCCACCGCTATACTTTTCACGTCCAGAAATAGAATCATATTCCCCTTTAGTAACAAATCGCCAGTAGCCGTATTCATCCAGATACTTATACCAAGTTGCACCTGCCCAAGTATTTGGACCGTTACATATCTTATAATAATTCCTTGCAACTTTATTATGATACTCTTGATAATTAACCCATCCATCACCATCATAGTACATCTTATCACCAATTGCAAGTTTACATTTAAACATCGTATCCGTGAATCCTGTGGAATATTTACCATCATAGTATTGTTCATCAGATGTTACAATACATTCTGCTGCATTCCAATCACCAGACAGTCTATAATTTATATCAATAATGAAAGTTCCACCTTTGACTGCTATAGGCAGCTTATTTTTCAATGACAATTGAACTCCGTCTGTTGTTTTCCATCCCATCAGACCGTAATCACTTATCGTAAAATATGTCTTCCAATTTAAAGAAGAAGGTTCATTGGCAGTCTCATAATATGCTGCCTTTTGCCAGTAGCTGCCATTTGATGCAGCATTATCTGGAGTTACTTCTTCTATCGGTTCTATTGGTTTGTTAATCTCAAAAAGATATGGCTTATTCCAATCCCAATTATTCTTCGATTTAAAGAAAGCATTCAATAATGTATAATTCTTACCACTAATATCCCTTGTCGATTCATAATACTTATTTGCGTCTACATTCTGATTTATAATATCATCCTCATCATTCCATTCAGGAATTATAGTATTATTAGAATTTGAATTAGCAACTACCACCACTTTATTATATAGCTCACCAATGGCTATACTAGCATTACTTTCATAAATATTCTGATTAACATTAATAATGGTGTTATCAAGTGTTACCACCGTATTACTATCATCTGACAGGGTATATTTAGTATATGAATTGATATTCTTAATAATATCATAGTCCACGAAATAAATAGAATCACCATAATAATAGCAAGTCATACCCAGATACCTTGCAATATATTCTAATACGTCTTTACAGTTCTCTGCTTCATTCGCTTCATCGAAGAAATTTCTATCTAGGATGAATAAGTTATTTAGTAAATCAGTAGTATCATTTATCTTCTTTGCGTTGTGTACATAGACATTCTTTATTAATCTATTGGAATCAATCTGGCTTATGATATGTTTGATTACCTGATAAAAAGACACTATAGACTGCTTTTCATTTAGATAGGTGTAGTTATAGTTACTAAGAGATGAAAGAATATCATTAAACTGCAAGGATAACAAATTATATTCTTCATTATAATCCGTACTGTAAAGACAGGGGACTGAATAACCACACCACAATAAAGAACCATTCTTTGAGATAGTACAATATATCTGGTTTCCTAATGCTGTGTAGAGATTAGCCAGTACCTTAGTTGTTAAGACATTAATCTGGCAATCTGAACATTTGATTGGTTTGAACACATCGTCATCTGATTCATAGTTAATTGAAACTGCATCAGCAGAACAAAGTAATTCAGAAGCTATCAAAGTTCCTCCTGAATCCCTGTATATTTCAATATTGATAGTATTCTCATCTATATCCTTAAAAGATGAGTTATATATTAATTGATATCCCATTATGTCAGTCTGTTTATTCTGTTATTGTGTTGTTTTAAAACTCCAACCAGTGCTTTATCTGAAATCTTAAATTCAACTTCTCCAGACATAGCACCTCCTTTTACAGATGAACCACCGTCTAATAGGTTGAACAAATTGGACTGCTGACTTTTATTCAGAATCATTTCACCACTATTCACCCTAGCCAGTACCTTATCACCAAAGAAGGAACTGCCATCAACTACACCACCATTAGCAAATTGTGGCATAGTGGCAAAAGCTGCTATTACAGAAGCTACAGCAGCACCAGCCAACAGCCAACCTACTACAGGTGTTTGCGTGGCACTGGCTACGGCATTTCCTATAGATTCCGCTTTCTTTGCAGCAATAAGAGCTTCTATAGCAGGAATAGCAGTACCTATAGCTGTCATTAAATTAGCACTCCAAGTTAACCAAGCAGAAGCACCTTCATTTGTCATTTGGGATATAGAACCCATAACAGTAGCAATAGCACCTAATGAAGTTGCATAATCATTATTGACTTTTACATCTTCTTCTGTTACTAATGGAGTAGTCAGTTTACCTATATCCTTTGAATCAAATCCTTTAACGGATGGAATACCAGCAGGTTTTAATTCTCCCTGCTCCCTACTGTTATACTTAGCAGTAATATTTAGAACTATTTTCTTCTGTTCCAGTTCCTGTATCAGTTTTAGTGCAGATACTCTGGCTTCGTCAGTGATGGCATTGGAGTACTTCTTTCTAGCTTCCGTTATCAGTTTATCCAATTCAGCAACAGAACCAGCAGGAATTACTTCTTCTGTTTTTACCTTATTATTTCCTCCAGTAGGTTTAAGGCTATTCTGTAGTTCCAATGTGCGTTTATCAAAATCATACATACGCTTTTTCAAATCATAAGCATATTCATAGTTTTTAATCATTTCACCTCTGTTGGCATCATTATCCTGATTCAAGAAATTCTGCTTTTCAAGTTCTGAATTTTGCTGTTTGAATAGTTCCATTTGTTGCTTAATAGAAGACAGTTTTTCCCTCATCTGTTTTTTGGTTTCACCTGTCCATTCATTAGTATCACCTCTGGTAGAATTAATCCTGCCTTGTATTTGGTTTATTTCCTTTTCGTATGCCTTTAACTGGTCTTGATACTCCGTTAATGCTCTTTTCTCATTTCTAGATGAAAAATCATTATTATTGATTGATATATATTTATGTATATCATTAATATTAAAGTCTTTTCGTCCTGTTCTAATATTCAATGATTGAATAAGTTCTTCTTCTGCACCTCCCAAAACATCAGTAACATCTATTTTAAAATCTTCCTTCAACTTTTGCAAGTCTTTAAATGCCTTTTCCCGTTCTTGCTTGCTTTTGGTGGTATCCCTGATTATAGATTCATATTTCGTAAACTCCGTTTCAAAAACCTTTGTATTGAATCCCATTGACAACTTAGCATCATTCAACGAATCACGCAATGCTTCAAGTTCTTTCAAATTCCTTATTGTAGAAAGAACACCGTTATTAAATGCTTCAAAACTGCCAGCAGACATAGACTGAAAGAATAAGTCTACAGTTCCTTTACAAGAATTTAATGTATTGTCCCATTCATCATTAGTAGCCTGTGAGCTTCTTATTATCTTCATAAAAGCGTCACTGGCAGTAGTTGCAATTCCAATACCAGCAGCAAACTTTCCTATAGTACCTACTATATTGCCTGTTATCTGTTGAAACTCCTGTACTTGCCTGCTGCTCCTGACTATGTTATTATTAAAACCAGATGAATCAAGTAATAGTCTGGTTACTAAATCAGCCATATATATTTAGTTTTGTGTGTTTATAAATTGATTAGCTTTAGCCTGTAGTCTGGCTATATCGTCTTTACTGATAGAAGTATCTTTTTCTTTGGCTTCATCCCAATCAAACTTCATAATATCAGTAGGTGATAACTGCTTGGTACTGTTAGTTTGGGCTATGATATAGCTTATCATCCTAGCCTGTTCCCAGCCAGTCTTATTCTTATGTTGCAGATTCTCCAAGACTGCCTTCACTTCATACATCTGCATACTGTCCAGAAAATAATCAGGTGCTATACCTGCTTCCAGAACTACTAAAGCATATAGTTCACTAATCGTTACTTTTTTTTTGAATCTACAGTATCACTAATGAATGCAGACTGCTTTTCCATCTCTTTAGAAAGAAATTCCTGTAGCTGGATAACTAAGGCTGGTTCATCATCGCATTCATTAATAAAGTCCTCGAATGTCATTTGCAAATCTGAATTATTGGCTACCAACAGACTATAATAAAACAGGTAGTAATCCGTCAGATTCTCCAATCTGAATATCTTGCCTGTTATCTGTTCAAATACGAACATAGCCCTGATAGTATATCGTATATTATATGCAGTACCTTTAATTTGAATTTCCATAGTATATAAATAAAAAAGGGGAAACTGCAACAGCTTCCCCAGTGAATATATTACGCTACTTTAGGCGATAAAGCCCCTGTTCCTTCCAGAGTAACAGAGTAAGTAGCATTATCATTATCTGGAGCATTAGCAGTAATACTGGTGATAACTACCTTACCTGTATATCCACCGCCAGCAGTCCAGCCATCGGCAGGCATACCTGTGTCACTATCTGCATTGGTACATACAGCAAAAGCAACAGTAAGTTCTTCCCTGCTTATCCAGCTATTTACTAAAGCATTAAAATCTTCTACACTATATAAATTGTCAGTTGTAAGTGACCAGCTTAATTTGCTTACCGCTTTACTAGTCCATTTGCCACCGTCTTTTGATGAAGTTTCCAAAGTGTTTCCAGTTAAGGAAAGCTGGCAACTGGTTGAAAATGCCAATGCTTTATAAGCAGTACCAGCACCAGTTGTATCTTTAAAAATCATCAGGTCATTACCTCTAAGTATTTTGTTTGCCATTTGTGTTTATGTCGAATGTTAAATTCTGAATGAATGTATCTTCTATGTATTCTTCATCTGCACTAATCATCCTTATATCATTTATTTCTACTCCTGCAAAGTTACCCCTTCTACCTTCTAAAGCATCCCTTACATAGTCTGCCAGTTCAATGGTATCTATGTAATCTTTAGAAGCTATAACTACATCAACCGTAACAGATTCATTAACGGAATAACTGCCTTTAGTGTAGTTTGGTGTGATATTGGTTCTTTTATAAATGATAAAAGGAAAAGTGGTGGATTCTTCAACTATCAAAGGATATATCTTAGAACCTACCTTTTCTTTTATCCTGCTATCTTTCTTTAATAAATGATAGATAGCCTTTCCTATTTGTAAGCTCATTTTTTATTAGCAATCCTTGTTATTGATTCTTCAACCATTTGATTTATATTATCGAAGATGGCATGTTCCGTTTTATCTTTAGCAGTTTTAAAGAAATGTGCAGCCTTCATCCTCCCCCTATTAGCTCCGTTTTTCCTAAGCTGTCTGGTAGTTGTTCCAAGTTCAAAGAACTTTAACCTAAAGTCGCCCATTATATGAACTTTCGCTTCTGTTGCTTCCTTGTCCACTTTCATCTTTACACCATTGCCTAAAGTTTTGCCGTTCCATCTATTCTTATGATTTATTGCCTTACCTACTACGCTTCTTAGTTGTGTTTTCGTTTCCTTTTGCAAAATTCGTCCAGCTTTCCGTAGTGCATTCTTATACACATTCTTTTGCTGTCTGCTATTAAGTTCACTAAACATTCTTAGCACTTGTGAAGCGTCTACAGTTACACCGTTATTCATTAATAAGCTCTCCTATGATTTCTGTAGATTGTTTTGCCCTGTCTGAATTGATAGCCAGTATCCTATACTTCTTACCTTGATAGATAATTCTCATTTGCTCGTTTACCTTATGGTAGTACCTGATTGTGAAAGTCAGTGTATAAGAAGTAAATATTTCATTATTCTGATTAACCCTGTTACCAGAATTAAACTTAATGTTGGCTCTTGTTTGCAGATAGTCTACCCATTCCATAGAAGTAGCTCCAAACTCATTTTTAACTGGTACTGATTCCTGTAGTAATATTGTCTCTGTCAGTAGCCCTGCCCTCATAGTATATAGTATTAATAGCCGTACTGTAATCCAGTTTCACCGCTTATTCTTACTGCACTACATAATTCAGGATTCCAGCCAGGATAAAGAACCGTAGTTATAAAATTCTCTTGTCCAGCAGGTCTAATTTCTACAGTTACTTCATTATCATTGGTATTTTTAATGAGAAAATAAAATTCGGGCGTGAATACATCCTCTGTAATATCATCCATTCTACTAACCTGCGTAGATGTTGCCCTACCGTCTCTATTATGTATATAATCAATCATACTTCTTTGTAGTTTTTATAAAGTGAAATTAGATAGTCAAATGTATATGGCACTTTATTAACGGATGAATAAGATACTGGCTCACGATTGGCATATAGATTACCAATCAGCAGCAGAATAGCGTGAATAACAGCAGGTGGGGTAAATTCCCCATCCACTGCCAATTCATCCAGTTTCAGATTCAAATTGCGTGCTACTGCATCCTCTGCAACATCAATCAGTCCAAGTATATATAAATCATCATCCTTGAAAGAATCATCCAAAAGAAGGTGCTTCTTAGCTTCTTCCAATTTGACGTACATATTATTTTAAGATAGCTTTTTGGAAAGAACCTGTTCTTCTTGGTTTTGCATCAAAATACGCATTGATAACCAATCTAACTTTACCGTTAGCTGCTTGTGTGTACGGGTCTACTGTTAAGTCAATCCCTCCCCATTGTCCAATAACAAAATCTTCAAAGTGTCCCATTACAACACCTTTACTGGTAACATTGGAAGTACAATACACTGGATAACCGTTCACTTCATTTTCTTCCATCAGACAACCAGCACAACCAACACAGGTATGTACACCACCGTCAGTTACATTGTAAAGAGCGTCTTTAGCAGTCGTTTTCAAAATACCTTTTGCAGATGGCGATACAATGAAACATTTGTTTCCTGCTACATTAGCTTCTTCTAGTGCAGTTTCCATATCAACCAATCTCTTATAAGTAATATCCTTTGTTTCAGCGGTAACACCGTTAAAGATACCAGCAGGCATAGTAGCAGAACCAGCAGCACTACCTAGAATAGTAGCTTCCAGTTTATCCGAAATAGCATTTACAATATCACGTTTAAGCATCTCTTCTGCACTGGCAGAATCCTGAATCAGGAATTGTTTGGAAACGTCTACATAAGCGGTAAGTCTCTTTGGTTCTAGATTCACTTCACTGAAATCACCTGCACCGTCCGTAGCAGCAGCAACTTCACCAGCCCAGCTAACATTACTTCCAGAATAAGCAGGAATAGAAACATTACCTACCAGTCCAGACAGATAGCTTGCACCAGCTTTAACCATTACTAAATTGGCTCTCAATGGTTCTAACAGAGCCAGTTTATCTTCTGCTACAGTTTCCTGTCCTGCACCTTCTACAGTTGCTTGTACAATAGCTCTTTCCTCAATCGGTAATACGATTTGTCCAGAATAGTTCTGTCCTGATTTTCTAAATTCTGCAATACCAGCAGATACAACTTCTTGCGCTCTTTCGTCCAGTTGTCTGCTATTGGCTACGTCATTAATAGCCTTTAAAAGTGAAAACTTCTCTTTTTTCATAGATGTATTATTTGTGTTTGTTAGTTTTGTCTCGCTTGCAATCTTTCTTATTTCCTTATCTATGTCTTCCAGTTCAACGGTGATAGAATTTACAATCGCCAAATCAAAAAATTCCCGACCGAAAAACAAAATGTGTCATTAAAACACATATTAACATAAAACAAAATGTGATTTTTGGTGCAAAATTAAAGCCTGTTTAATCATCGTTTAAACAGGCTTTAATTTTAATCTATGATCATGTAAACTGATAAATCAGGATTGGCAACAAGCGGAAGAACATCCTCATCATCAAGAACGCTCATTGCATATCTATGAATACTTTTCTTTATCATTTCCAACGTTGGTTTTTCAAGGAATATGGAACTGGCAAATGTCACCAGTTCGTTTCCTTCGTTATCGGTTCTGTCAATGGATTGTATTGCATATCGTATTATCCATGTTCCATCGGATAATTGTTCGATCGGCTTAGCCAATTTCCGGGGTAAGATATTTTTTCGCATTGCCTTTTCTTATTTGTTTTTTTAATTGTTTCTTAAAATTATATTCGTTCTTCAACACAAAAACCTCCCAATGTCCCTGAACATAAAAATATTCCCACCATGCAGGATTAATACGTTTCGCCACTTTCCGTCTTAGATTGTACGTATTGAAATGCCTCATTAATCCATAGTAGGAATTCAGGGTGGCAACAAATTTGTCCGCGTGTGCTTCCGCAAAGCCTTCCTCCGCTATTTTATTATATTTGCTGATTACATCGTATAAATTACCGACAACACGGTTTGAAATATAAATTCGACCGGGCAAAATGAATGCCCCTACAAACAAAACTCCCTTAGAATGATGCTGTATATATATTTTTTTAGGATGTAATTTAAGAAGCAGCTGCTCTTTCAGGTAACTGTCAAGCAAAGGAACAGTATTTAGAATATCTTCTTTATTACGCATTACAAAGGCGAAATCATCCACAAAACGCACATAATGCTTGATTCCCAGTATTTCGGAAACATAGTAATCAAAACAAGAACCGATAAAATTTGCGAATTTCTGCGCATGAAGACTGCCGGGGGCAAAACCATGATCCGGATCAGCATGAAACAAACTTTTATCATGAGGCAACTCATCCCATAAATGTAACGGTGATTTCCTATAACATTTATACTGTGGCTGGTGAAAGATAACAGTGCGCAATATATATAATAAACACTCTATATCGTCGCCTTTATAGTTATCCCGGATAAACAGGTCGATCATTTCCCATAACAGGGATTTGGACATTGACATAAAAAAGCTTTTGAAATCACCCTTGAAAATGTATGCGTCTTTCGTATAATTTTCACTGACTTCCATGATCATCCCATTCAGATAGATAACAGCCGAAAGTGCTCCTTCACCAATACGGCAATTTTTTGAAACATTTCCCTGTGCCTGAAAACGCTCTTCCAAAATAGGATCAAGGCGTAGATCAGCCCAATGTTGTATTACACGATCAACATAAGCGGAAGCAAAAATTTCACGAAGAACGGGCTTTTTCCGTATAAAGCATTTTGAATAATCAGGTTCGTAGCGACCGTATCTGATAGCATCCCACACGGCAACCAAATCCGTGTCATATTCAAACGAAAACTCTATGCAGTCATCTGTATTGCGTTTATTCTTGCAACAGACGTCAAATGCATGCACGATGGAAGATAAGGGTATGTCATAGATCGGTTTATCTGTTGCGGAAACGGGACGAACCCTGCCTGCGTTAGTCTTGTTGTTCGTGTTCACGTTGCCGTTGTTCATGTTCACGTACCACGCGTTCGAGGATTCAGCATTCACTGTCTTAGTCTTTCCCGGTTCATCACCGGGGGAATGCCCAATAGATAAATTAGATTGCTCTCCCATAAACTCCGTGAAGATTATGGCTCTGGCTTTACGGAAGCTGTCTTTTCCTGGGAAGCGGTGAAATTACGCCACCCTATAATTTGCTTTTCAATCGACGTAATCATCTCAATGATGTCTGCTGTCGTCTGAATATTGATCAGTTTCCGGTCTCGACATACCCTTAATAAGAGTTTCAATGTATCAAACTTAACAAGGAATTCGTTCAGGTATTCCACTCGACGCGGAAGGCTTGAATTTGCATAACGGATCAACTCGCAACAACGAAGGGCGGACATCATAAGTTCCGTACCGAATTCGTACCTGTAATTCTTCGGAAACTTGTCTCTTGCATCAAGTATCAACATTAATAACCGATACATTAATTGATAGACTGGTCTGTCCTCTGCTTTTCCCATGTTAATTTTTGATATTTTTAAAATTTTTCTTTTGCTCCGCAAAGTTAATGATTGTCAAACTATTAACACTCATTTTTTCAGAATTTTAAAACTTAAAAAGCCCCTACCGGGGCTAATTAAACGTAACTATCTAAGAGATAAAGAGTTAAAGAGATAAAGAATCTATTGCGGAAACGGGACGAACCCTGCCTGCGGTAGTCTTGCTGAGCGTGCTCACGTTGCCGCTGTACATGCTCACGTACCACGCGCTCGAGGCGTCGTATTCGGTGCTGCTCCAATACCAGTCGGCTGTAATTATATTTTGATTACCTGATACAGAGGATAATAACTCATTGATTTCGGTCTTATATTTGGCGATGGTAATGAGTTCTCCTTCGCTGGGAAGATACCACTCGGTTTTGTCTTCAAGTCCGTCCAGTTCAAGCGTACAAGCCTTATAGTTCTTTGCTGCTTCTGCGGCTGGTGCACCGACGACACCGGAATTATCCTTGACTCCTGCAGTGGCTTCTATGATAGCATCAGTATTTTGCTTTCCGTCTGCCGTTTCATAAAGCCCTTGATTACCGTTCCCGTAATTCTTAACGCCACGGATGTCCGTACCGTATGCCCCCCATTTGAAAGTACGCCCGCCTATATCGTCAGTGCAGTCGCTTTTCGCTATGACGAACTGGCGACGATCCGCACGGATACGGACACCTACACGCAGGTATTTTGAACGGTTATTTGCGCTAAGGGAATTCCATTCTTCAGCAGTAAAGAACACGTTGACACCGTCTTCGATCCGGATTGTGGCAAAGGACAGGTCAAGCAGCCCGCCAGCCCATCTGATATATTTTGCAATGTCACTGGCAGGCGTATTTTCGTTCACGTTGGTAAAACCGATCTCCTGCAAAACAGATACCTGTTCTTCTTTATTCATGCGCAAAAGCAATGCGCTTTCATTATTCTTGTCTGTCATAAATATGTACTGTTTTAATGGATTACTCTTCTGCCGTTGCCCTTACATGCAACAGGCTTGTATTTTTATTCTGTACGTTCATGTGCCCGGTATTCAAATTGCACGTCCATGCATTTGTCGTATCATAGTACGTGCTCGTCCAGTAGTATTTGTCCGTCAGGAACATGCTGTCACTGCTCCAAAATGCACGCAGCATTTCATTGATTTGGTCACGGTATCGATACATGATCATCATCTGTCCGGAAGAAGGCAAGAACCATTCAGTATCATCCTCCAGACCGTCGCCATCGAGCGTGAAGGCTTTATAGGCTACGGCAGCTTCCGCAGCGGGTGCGCCTTCCACACCGTTCGAATTTGTCCCTTTCAGGGCATCAAGGATCAGGCGTGTATCTTCTTTCCCGGTGAAGCAGGTGTACATTTTGCCCAGCATCTTTGCGGAAAGCCCGTCAATCGCTTTACCAAGACCGCCCCAATAGAAGCTGGAAGACAAGTCAGCTGCATAACACTCTTGTGCCGCAATGACAAAAGACTGCGAATGTGCCCGGATACACAAACCACGACGGATAAACTTCAACTTGTTGGCAGGAGTCAACGAGTTCCACTCCTCACGGGTAAAATACCATTTGGAATTATCGGAAATCCGGTTACATGCCACCCGCATGTCCAGCAACCCGGTAGCCCACTTTATCCGGTTAGGGAACTCGCTGGCACGCGAGTTTTCCGTAATGTCGGCAAAGCCTACCGCCTGCAAGGCTTTTACCTGTTCCTGTTTATTGAGACGCAGCAGGGTTGCGCTCTGTTCTTTTGTACTCATGTTATTTGCTGTTTACTATATCGTTAATATCCATATTTTCTTCCGCAAACCGTTGAAGGTATTCTTCATAGGTTTCACCATTATAATAGTCCATGATTTCACCCACATTATCCAATGTGACTTCGGGATAATAGGGTTCTCCGCCATACGCTTCCGCATTAAACCAGTCGATGATCTTGATATAAGCGTCGATTATGGTGCTGACGGTCAGACCTTCGAAGCCGTTCCGGATCGCTTCTATATCCGAGTTCTCGATGACTTCATCCAGCAGATAGTTCCCGGTAAGTACGGGCTTCTCTACCTGATTACCGTTTTCATCCAGTCCCCCGATACCGAGTTGCAGGATTTCCAGCACTTCCGAACCGTTCCCGATGAAATCACGGTTTGTGATACGGATATGGCGGAATACGACATTACCTTCCTGCGAATCGATTATGTCGCGGATCATCTTTACAACGTCGATAAGCGGGCAGTTTTCCACGCGCAGTGTGGTGATGTTCGGCATGGATTCAACAACGATGCCTGTGTCCGCGTTCAGCCCCTTATAGCTCAACTTATCGAGGTTCATCAACTTGAACTGTGTCATGGTGGTCGGCAGTTCCGCATATTGAACCGGACAGCCGCCTACAAAATTGATGATCTGCAGGGAACTGCCGTATGCCAACAGGCGCAAAAGGCGTGTTGCCCCGGTCAGGTCAAGAGATACCAGCTTTTTGAAGTTCTCAACGTTCAGGAGTCTCATGTACGGTTTTTCACCAAGCGGGAGGTCTGTGACGCTATTGTTGGCATATCCTTCGCGTTTGCTGCCGAACACCAGTTCCTCGACACGGATCAACGTAGTGAAGTCTTTTGCCTGTGTACCGTCGATGTTGACAGTGCTCAAATCACCCAAAGACTTGATCTTCGATGCACCGATGATATAGATCGCGCTCGATGAGTTTGAACCGTCGAAATGGAATGTCACCTTTGAGCCGTCTTCTTCCGCCCATGCCCCCTGTTGTGCGGCTGGCGTATTGAAGCCCGCCCACAATTTCCATTGCTCGCTTGCGGTCACTTCGATATTGATGTCCTCACCGATGGCGCGGAACATGCACATATTATCCGCCTTCAGGATCGTGCTGACACCGAAATAAGCGTCAAGGAAGTCATAACGGGCAGACACATAGTAATGGCGGTAAGGGATACCCATACCGGAGATCACGTTGAACGCCTGACCGCCCGGATTGGTGATATACTTCGCCACGGAATCACGGCAAGCGACGATCGCAGGGATCAAGAGGTGGTCTTTTTCTTCCGATTCACGCAGAACGGCTTCGTAGGAGAAAGCGGACTCGCCACCCGGAAGGCGCGATGTGCGGATTTTCTCCGCGGTCGCTGCAAGTCCGACCTGATCATAACGCCACATGCCTTGCCAAACGACGCTCATACGTCCGGCAAATACGTTTTCCCCCTCCATGACGCTGTCAAGCATCACGTTATACGGAAGTTTGAAGATACCGGAATTATTCTTTCCGTTCGTACTGTCCGAATCATAATCGTGGTTCATGTACCAACGGTAAATACCGTCCGGGCAGAGGTACAAAGCCCACATGCTGTTTTTCGATAACTGGTCGACGCCTGAATGATACAGGATACGGACTAGGTATGCGCGGAAAGAAGCCACGCTGCAATACTTGTCCATTTCCTCAACCAGCTTCCGGTATCGGTTTTCGAGCGTATCGCTGACCTGTGCACCGTTGATACTGATTTTGCCGCCTGCCATACGGTTCTTCGGGTTACATGAATACACCCATTCGCAGAACTGTTTCCAGTGGTACGGTGTCTTCTTTCCAAGCGCATAGGCAAGGTTCATGCCGTCATCGTCCGGTGTACGGAATTCAAAGAACATCGTCCATTTGGGAACAAGGCTTTCCGTTGACAGTTCCGCACCGTACAAGCCTTTCACCCACTTGCTGTGCGTCGACTGCATAGTCATGAAGTTGTCGATATCATCGAAGATGCACATACCTTCATAATCAAGCATTTCAACACATTCAACCGGATTCAGGACACGTCCGGTAACGACCGTTTTCCTGCCGTTGAAAGAGATTGTTCCGGTAGTGTTTTTCCATGCCCCGTCGACGTATTCCATGAACTTGTACGAAGCGTCCGTCGATTTGGAAAGCATGTAGATCGTATCCTGATCGTAGTCGTCAGCATGGGACATGAAATAGGATTCTGTCACGTCCGGAAGGTCGGTGAAGTCGCCATAACTCAAACAGTCGGCATTGTAGCCGGGAACATCCTTGAAGCCGAAAGTCGGTGGATTTCCCTTGTCAATGTTCCAGTCACCGCGACACCAAAAGTACGCGTCATTGATATTTCCGGTATCTGATTTGAAGACAAGCACACTGTTACCGTCAATACTTGTACGCAAGTCCAGCGTGTTGTTTTCATCCGCATAGTACGCGTTCTGCGCTGGGGTCATATATTCCTCGCCCAAAGCCTTCTGCATATCGTTATTGATACGGGAAATCGGGGTGTTTACCTTGTCGGGTGATGCATAGTTGACCTTCAGGCAAACCTTGTCGAATGGAATAGTCTCACCACGCAAAATGATTTTCTTGTTTACAATCGCGTCGAGCAAAGCCTGCGGAGCCCGTTCCGGATACATCGCACGGATAATTGCCTTTTTCAGCTTGTATTTCCTGTTCTTATAGGTTGGATAGAAGGCGGATGTCGTACCCTGATTGGTCGTTTCCACGTTCTCGAAAATAAGACTCATACCTTTGTCCTTGCAGAACAGATACAGGTCTGTATATATCTTGGTGGACGTGTCCGTTACGTTGTCAAGCGTTTCAAGTTTATAGTCCCCGTGTGGCATTTCGACCAGACAGTCGCACATTTCAAGTGCTTTGTTCAGGTCGATTTTATTGTCGGTTAGGATATCGTTCTTTTTGTTCAAAGCGATCATTTCGTCCGTATCAGATTTACCGATCACAAATTCATCGTTAATCTGTTCGTCCGCCATTTCCTTTTCCCAGGAGAGCAAGCGGTACATATACAGTTCCCCGGCTGTTCCGGAGAAGCTGATTTGTTCGGACTGTTTGATCGCGCTTTGTCCTGCCGTATATTTGGATGCGCCAATCAGGTCACCGTCACAATATAGCTTGATATAGCCTTTGCCGTCCTCTTCCGCATTTGCCTTTTCAATGACGAAAGCAAACTCGTAGATGTCGCCCGGCTTGAAATACCGTTCGATCAGTTCAGTTCCGAGTGCTTTGAAGTACACACATTTTGAAGTGATACGCCACCCGATTTGGTTTGCTTCGTCCCAGCATGACACGACGTTCGCGTCAGGATCGGCAGCGTTCTGCGTCTTTATCTTGATGATGGTAGTCGATCCGGTCTGCTCAATGTTGGTACGGTTATAGGGACGATAAGTACACAATGCGGTGGCATCATCCGAAACCTTGAACGCCTTCCCTTCGTTCTTGTCGGTGACAAAGGCATTCGTGGAATAGTTGAACCCGTTCTGCTTCATTTCATAAAGTCCGTACAGCCATGACTTGTCCTGATCCGAATTGTCCTTGTCTGCCGGATTGAAATAAATCATATAGCTGGAATCACCATTGATGTCAATGACGGAACTGTTAACGGAGTACTCAATCGTATTGCTTTCCCCAGCACCGCATTTCCCGTAAATACCCAACGTATTCCTGATATTGTCCGCAATAGTAAAGCCATCGACACGGGTGGACAGATTGAATGTACTGTTACGTCCTACTGATACGGTAGTCAGCACTGTATCGGTTTCACTGTTGTCTCCGGTAGAGGTATTGGCAACTTTCGCGACCTTGTGTATTTCGACATGGGCATCGGTAGCGACATGGCTGGGATCATAGCACGCCACTTCGATGTTCAGGTTTGCATACTTCTTGACTGACCATGCCGTTTCCGTTTCTTCGGAATGCGCAAGCGCCACGATAGGCATAAGACTTGACGGGTTGACAATCATCACATCAAAGAACTGGTAGTTCGACCATACGCCCGATTCCACGTCCTGTGCGACAATCCTGACAGTATATGCACCATGTTTCAGTCCCAAAGACGAAACGTTGATTTGCAAGTCCTGTGAGCGTGTGGAAGCCACGCTGGTTTGTGAGATCAGCTTCCATTCGTCGCCTATTTTGATATGTGCCGTAACGGTTGACTTATTGGCGGAAGACAGTTTGAACACGTCCGTCATGGTGATGAGTCCCGAACCTTCCTGCAATGTTTTGTACAAAGCCCATACACGGGAAAGTTTCAGGTTTACAGCCGTGACGCTGATTGTCTTCTGCGCGGTATTTCCCCCGTCATCGGTGGCAACGACCACAAACTTGCGGTTCATCGCTTCGCTGAAATAGCTTTTAACGGAAATCGCAAAAGTGTAGTCCGTATCTGACGGGGAACTTTCCCGGTTCACGTTGAACGTTTCAAGCGTTTCCCCCGTTGACTTGTCTTTCAGTTGCAGGGTTTCGATATTGTTGTATGAAACCATTTCACCCGATCCGGTACGTGACAGGATCGCAAGCCTGATTGTCAGGTCGTCAGTTCCGAGTGCGGCATACAGGGAGGTCTTTTGCGGATAGATATACACGATTGTCCCGGCAACGCCCCCACCGCCACCAGTTCCGACTGCAAAGGTGAAACCGTCGCCCAGCGGAAACCCTTCCGCGTCCTTCATGTACACACGCACCGTTCCGTCTTCCGCCTGTTCGCCATCCACGTCGACGGGCATGGCATCATAGACCGCACCACCTGCTACCGGGTTCACGCTGTCCTTGATGATTTCGGAATCGGTTTCGACTGTTCCCCCAGCGGCAGAACCGAAGTCGTTCCATGCCGCCAAGTCATTATAATCGGCACGGGACGCGCACAACTGTTTGGACTCGAATGTTTCCTTTCCGGTGCGGTAGATGATAACCACACCGGGTTTGATGCATTCCGTTTCATTTGCTGTCTCGTAAGCTGTCAGGGCATCGATAGCCGTTTGAAGAATATAGTATCCGTTTGATAATGGCGCAATTTCATCGACCAGCAGCACTGCGCCTTTGCCCGTCATGTCGCCACCAGCACCACCGAAGTCCGTCCAGTTCGCTTCTGTGGCAAAGCCTTCAAGGGATGATCCGGCAAACTGTTTGGATTCCCATTCACCTTCAGCAATTTTATAAGTCAATACGATACCCGGTTTGCGGTAAGTGACATTATCCGCATTCTCCCTTTCCGTAATTGCGGCAATGGCTGCGGACAAGGAATAGACAGAGCCGCCACATATTTCGTTGACATTGATAACGGACAGGGCTTTGTTAGCCAGCGACAATGCTGAAGACGCGGTAGCCTGTGCGTCTTCAGCCGATTTCTTTGCCGCTTTTGCAGCCAAGTCCGCAGACGCGGCTAACTGTATCGCGTCGGAGTCGGCAGAAAGCAAAGCCCCGGCAAAGTAGATGTAGGTCTTGTTGCCGAACAGGTATATTTTATTCTCGTGCGGGTGTGTGCGGTCGGTATTCATATAGGCATCAACACCTTTCCAGCTTGGATAATACTTGTTGTCAACGAAGCAGGCAAATTTACCCAGACTGGCGAGAAATATAATTTTACCGTCTTCAGTAGGCGCATTGGACTGCTCCAACACAATGGAAGAGTCGGTTACTATTTCGTCGAAGCGTTCTGTTGAGTGATGTACGAAATCTACCATTAATGAAGACACGTCCTGTGATGTGCTGTCGGCATCGTCAGAAAGGCTTTTAAGTTTACCCCATACTGTCCCGTCTTCGCTTTCCGATTCCGTGCCGATATTATCGGACAGCTTTCCGATATTTTCATTCGCTTTTTTAGCGGATTCCGCAGCTTCGTTGGCTTTCTTTTGTGCAGCATCAGCCGTATTCTTTGCCGTTTCTACATCTTCTTTTTTTGCATATACGGAAAGGTTGCCTGTCGTTGAGACAAGTTTCCACCCCGGATTTTGAAAGGCGTAGATGTTACCATTGTCGACTGCATCGGGGGTATTCTCGTCATACACCGTCACGATCTGACCGAATTTCAACGGCTTTCCGTCAGAACCGACCGGGGAAGTACTGTCCGCGTTCATCTCCGCGACGGTGGTGTATGTGTTACGAATCCCCAACCCGATCTGGTTTTTCTCCGCTTCGTTGATGACATCCAGCGTTTCATCAATCAAGCCGCCCACTTCTTCAGGTGATATGGATAAGGAATCTTTCTTTGCCGAAAGTTCCTGTGCCCGTCTTTTTAATTCGTATATTGTTGCCATTATCAGTTAAATCTTTAATGTATCCTCGATTAAAATAGTACTTGCAGGCATTTGGACAAGTGGGCTGCCATCTGCTGAAGCTATATAACAGTTGCCGTTATCGAATGTGAGTTGAACAATCATTGATTGTGGATTATCCCATGAATCTGCATACGACATCGATAGACTGAACACTCCGGAAATATTCTTTACAGACGAATCAAATGTACATAATCTCCGTTTGCCGTTCACTTCAGGAGCTATCATGGAAGTTCCTGTATTGGCAGCAGCCAAGATATTAAAATAGACAGTTTCATTGCCCGTCTGTTTTGCCCGGTATATGATTTCTGCTTTTCCGGAAACGACTTCACTTAGGGATAACTGGGCTTTCATGTCCTTTTCTATTATGGTCTTGTCCAAATAATCTGTGACAATAGCCAATATTTTGTTCCTGAATGTTACTACATCATTTCTGCCTACATACATATCTGACTTTGTATATGTTGTTGACAGTTTTACATACCTGCGCTCATATACTTGCGCTTCGGAATTGTCCGCAAATATTTCATTTTGAAATTTTTCCTGAACAACCACCCAGTATACTGGTTGTGATGTAGGCACAGTAAGAATATCCGGTTTTATCGGATAAACTTCATCACCTATCACGATATATCCATTTCCGACAATAGTATACACTGTATTGGAACCAAGGATTTCCGTGCTGACCGGATCGCTTAACAGAATATGTTTCTCTCCCAGTTTCATCCCGGAACAAATGGCTTTCAATACGTCTGCTGTGGATTCTTGCATAAATTCCAAATCATCCAAATAAAATGGCTGTCCGCCTTCTTTAAATAACAGTTTATTCATATTCGTATATTTTAAGGACGTAGGTTCGTCCGGCTGGTTTATAATAGTCAATCAAGTTTTTAATCTCATTCTCATACGTTGACAGGAACGACGGTATGTTCACCATGTAATTTCCCGAATAGTTCCCTTCACCGCGCTGCTGGATGTGTTTCTTTCCCACTCCTTCACCCCGTTTATACAGGTAGGACGGGATTTGCTCTTCCCTGCGGTGATACAGGTACGATTCTTTTCCCGCAATATCAGTGATGTATATTTCCCTGTTTTTCAAGAAAAACCTGTCGTTCAGCACTTTCTCGATATATATCACCTGACCGTTTATATTCAGCTTGTTGATAGCCTGTTTACGGTAGCTTTTAAACAGGGTGTAAATGAAGATTAAAGGGAGAAGGAAGATGGATATGATTGCAAATATCTTCCTTTTCCTCAATGACGGACGAAGCACATACTGCGCGTATTTGATAATGTCAAAATCATACCACATAAGTCAGGGAGGTTTCAAGGCTGTTCAGGATGAAGCACCCGGCTACAGCCGTATAGTTATTATTTTTAATTACGTTATATTCCGTAGCGGATGCCGCTTTTGCGGCACATTCTCCAAGTTCGACGTCCAGTACGCCTTCAACCCTCTGTATCGCGTCAACAAGTTTTGTCTTATTGAATTTACCGCCATACTCGATACCTTTCAGATAATCGTTGATGGCGGCAAGTACTGGTTTACTACCATCCGTCAGGCGGATACCGGAAGCGTTGATAACCATAGGATCGACTTCTATGGTCGCGTTGATACGGATGTCATCTGCCGGAATTGACTGTATCGACAAGATTACCCCGGCAATCTTGATCGAATTCATATAGCTTTTAAATGCCGTCAGAACGTCCCCGGTCAAAGGACAAGGAAGTCCCCCCTCATCTCCGGACACGAGTATCTGAATACTTCCTCCGCGATCTTTGACTGCCACATACTTGACAAGCTGTTTGGTTTTGTCGATAACGGAATACCGGAACTGGTATTTCTCCGGATCATAGACCAGCGGATCACCATACTGGAAAGCCAGCGCACTGCTATGATACCATCGCACGGTCGGTATGATATTGGCGTCAATCCGTTCCTCCACGTCCGATTTGAACTGGTCAAACATTTGCTCTATGACGTGCGCTGTTGCCGCAAAAATGTAAAACAGGGTACTTTCTATTGATACGGGGGAAAACACCGAATCAAAGTCGGCATCACCCGTGATGCCATACAGGTCACGGATAATGCTGTTTGACATATAGGCATCCGTCATTTCTTTCTTTATTTCTGCGATTGTTCTAGCCATTACTTAAATTGTTCGGTAAACTGTTCGGTGAAAATTCTCAATCGTACCGCATTTGAGGCGGTTTCAGAAGTAGCCGGACAAACGGAGTTCCGCTGGCAGTAATCAGCCAGTTCACTGTTATAGACCTTTTCCGGGGTTTCGATTTCCTGTCCGGCTTGTAGGGTGTCCGTTATGCCCATATCGTTCGTCCTGGCAAGCATGAAAGCCGCTTCGATTGTACCATATTCCTGCACGGCTATGTCCAGCAGGGTTTGTCCGGCTTGTACTACAGTTTTCATCTTACATTTTTATAAATAAAAAATACAAATGCAATAAAAAAGGCTGCTATTACGGCTTTTGCCCACGGAGGAATGTACGCGACCTTTTCAACGACCTTTGTATCATTCCTCTCCTGTTTTTCCAGTTGCTCCTTCAATGTCAGCAGGGTTTCCTGAATTTCCTGTATTTGTACCTGAAGTTGTTCATTATAGGTTTCTTTCTCCTGTCTGGTAGACGTTCCTGTCGCTGTCTCCGTGGAGGTCGGGTATTGTTTCCCGGTCGAATCCGGTGGCGAATAGTTCGTCTTCTGCCAGTTGAATTCCATTTGCTGCATCATCTCGATCATTCGCTCAACATTCTTGTTTACGCTGACCTGCGCTTTGTCTGTAGAAACTTCTTCCTGTTCCGTCTGCTTCTGTTCCGTGTTATCCTGATGGACGGTCGTGTCCGTTTTGGACGATCGGCAGGAACAGACGGACAGCACCACGATTGTGAGTAAAAAAACGAGTATCTTTTTCATTACGGTCGAACGATTACAGGTGGTAAAAATGAGGTAAATTCACTCTTTACGTCGAAGCAGGGACATTCTTTCATCCACTCGCATTTTTCGACGATGCCGTTCCCGTTCTTGTCCGGACTGGTATCTCGATGCCCGAGGATATCAATAATGTCGTGGCGGTGGCAGATGTCCTGAACGAGCTCGCGCATCGCTTTCTTCTGTGCGTCCGTCCGGGTATCCTTTGCCTTGCCGTTCTTATCCAGTCCGCCCTCATAGCAGATACCGATTGAACATCGGTTATAACTGGTTTTCTCACCGGGAACGATAAAGTTATCATGTGCCCCGATTTCGTTTTCCGCACGCATGGGAATCACGCGACCGTCTTTCCGGATATAATAGTGGTATCCCCATTTTCCAAAGCCACGGGCTACGTGTGAATCATTAATTTGCTTCTCTGTGAAATCTTTGTCCTCGCGTGTTGCAGAACAATGAATGATAATGTATGTAGGTTTATTCATCTTTCTTTTCCTCCTTATTTTCTGTTTCGTCTTCTCCTTGAATGTATTTCTTATACTTGCATTTATACCTGTAATCAACTCCGAAGAGTGCGCCTGCAAAAGTCGAAACTTCGCCATAGGCGACTAAAACCGAGTTGTCAATCTGTCCCGTAGGTACTACCCAAAATCCGCAAAACAGCAGGATCATTCCGGATACGGACAGGAAAACTGCGATCCATAACTGTACGTGTAGTCTTTTCATGATACATACAGGTTATAGAATCAGTCGGAAAACTATCCATACCAGTAATATGACCACATCCGCCAACAATGCCCCGCGTACCGTCGCCCGGATGTCTGCCATATCCGGAACATCGTCTTTCGATTCCTTCCATTTACCAGCCAGCCATGCGGATACAGTTCCCAAAACCATGCCGCCCAATACGCTAGGGAAGCTCACCCCAAACAGGAAAACAGATGCTACCACGCACACGGCTAAAATGAGCATCCCAATCAGTCCGTGAATGATTTTGTCTACTCCGAACTTTTTAATCAGATCGTTACTTGCTTTCATTTTCAATCATTTTAATCGTTAGTAATTTCAATATTTATTTTATCCACCAGCTCCGAATAGTCAATGCCCGCGCGTTTCAGGTGGATTTTCATTTGTTTCTCAATGGCTCTTTTATCAGCCTGTGAACGGATATACCGGATCAGGTTCGCACCCAGCACCGGGTCTTCTTTCAACTCACCCTGATTCAGCTCAAGCACGATTGCCGCATTTTGAATCAGAGTGTCACCGATTACGAACCCGGTCAGCCCGTCTTTTCCCTTATGGGGGACAATTCTGATATCACCATCCTTGTCGAGTAATAGTCCTTTCATTGCTTCACCCTTTCGTTTTCAATGTCCCTGACCTGTGTCTCTTTTAGTGATTCCGAAATGTAGGAAGACAATGCCGTTTTCAAAGCCGATCCCCCGTCGTTCGGTACAGGTGTCCATCCTGACAATTTCTGCTTCAATGAATTGATGTCCTTTTCAATCAGGTTCAGCCGTTCCGTCAGTTCCCCGACTTTTACCAGTCCGCCCAATGTCCCGCCATTCAGCACAATTTCGTCCACCTCATCAGCAGAAATCAGGAAGGCGTCAGTCTCCTGTCCCTCGATGATTCCGACCAGACAAGTTGTTCCCGGTTTCGGATAGATGCATAATGCACCCATTCCCAACTGGACATCATAATATTCAAGCTGGTCAATGACCCCGGTCACATCCATTGCCTTGTTTTCTTTATCAACCTTGTCTACCGTTACCCAGCGCAATTGCGCCTGTCTAGCCCCTTCGCGCCATTTTTCAAGCGCATCACGTAACTGTTCATCCGTAGTCATTCCGCACGTCCTCCCAACTCTAATTTTTGCCTGTATGTAGCATCGTCACTGAAATCCTTTGTCACCTTCTCAACGTAATAGTATCCGTTCATTTCCGGAGTTATTTCACTCTTCAGGTCAATCGTTATACCGTGGCGGACGACAGGTATCCCGAACAGTTCGACGCCCCCGCGGTACTTCTGCTTTTTAAGGCTTTCGTAGAAATCTCTGGCGAACTTCTTCAGGTCTTCGACCTTGACGGACTTTCCTTTTTCATTGTAAGTCAGGTTATAGACCTCACTTCCTTCCGTTCCGGCTTTTGCTTCCAGTTTCTTGCCGCCAGCACCGATGCTGACAACCTTGACCTGAAACTCACCGTTGGTTTCGTTCAGGTTCTGACTGACGGCATTTTTTTCCAGTACGATTTTCACCTTTTCGGTGTCGACCTTTTCGGAATAGACATTTCCGCAATACAGGACTTTGCCGATGAAATAGCAGTGGAGGTTGGTTTTCTTCCGGATGTCATTCAGGATTTCCGCGACCGTTCTGGAAGAATACCGTACCGCACCAAGTTCAGCATCATAGTTCGTCTTCACCTCATAGCCTTTGGCAACGTCTGCAAGCAGTTTCTTCAGTGTGACATTCTTTGCGGAATAGGACACTGTTTTTCTTTTCAGGTTATACATTTCGTCCTCGCACCGGATCGTCACTGGAACACCCCAGCCGATCAGCGATATATATCCTTCAAATTCCGTGTACAGGTTGGAATCATATCCGAGTTCAATCTTCACCTGATCCCCGGCAGACAGCAGTTCCTTCAGGTCTTTTCCGGCAAAGTATTTGATACGCCTGGGAAGGACTATTTCTGCAGAGTCTGTCAGCATCTTCCATGAACTTTCGATGTGAACCGACGAAATCGTATAGATGACCAGTTCCTCGCGTCTCTTGTTTGCCGGGAATGTGATCCGGCTGCACATCATATAGCTCATAGTGTCAGTTCATAAGGGTTATCACTCGTTGCTTCTATCGTGAACGGAACTACGCTGCTGTTTCCCTGAATCGGATTGAACGAAATGTTATCAATGACAATGGAGTAAATTTCCTTGTTGTTGAAGATGCTTCCCGTAACTCCGACCGCTTCCGTCACTTTGCGGAACTTGCAGAGCGCGTTCACTTGTTCGGCAACCGTCTTATAACCTTCCCGGCTTTTGTCTGCTATGCAGAATCCCCGGATATTGATTTTCCAGTCGTCGAGCCCGTAGACTTCCTTTACAGTTCCGTGAACACCCAATACCTTCGTTTTTGAACAGTTCATCGAGCGCGAAAAGTCCACGATCGTTGCATACGGCATCGGAAAACTAGCCATATTCATCGTGCCGCGTGACCCGTCCGGATTATAGGTGCTGTATTGCTTGTTACCGTCAAGGGTAAACGTCCCGATGACCGGAGTCCCCATCCAGCTGTATGCTTCGGCTTCGGCATCCGGAATCGTTGTCACTCCGATGTATTTCCCCGGATCGTAATCCTGCAGGGTTCGTCCCCACGGAAGATAAATCGGGGATGAAATCCCGAAGACCTCCGTGAACAATGCACCAATATTTAACGCTGTATTTCCTGTCATAACTTTATCCTATTGCTGGTACTGTATCGGTTATCACCGCTAAAATTTCCCGTTTGACCTTATCCGCAACATCGCGCATGTCCGCACCTGCCGCAACCCTGAAATGATTGTTGAATGTCACGTTCATGGTGATATTCCTCACGCTGCTTCCACCTTTTCCACCAAGTCCCACGTCTTTCCCGGAAGTCCCCCCGGTTGAGGTTGTGACGGTGGTCGGTTTGTTGACTGCCGCTGGTGCGGTGTCCAGCTGGAACTTGTCAAGTCCGGGGACTTTGTCCTTGTTCCGCCAGCTTTCCCGTCCCTTTTCCTTGCCTTCTTCCCATGCCCGACCGACTGCCACAGCGTTGTCAAACACTTCTTTCTTTACCCGTTCAAATACGTCGTCAATGCTCCAGTCATCCCTGAACCAGTTAACCGGATTCAGAATTTCAATGATTCCCATTTGGATGGTATGAATCGTCTTGAAAAAGGAAAGAAAGCCCGTTTTAAGGACTTCCCACAGCCCGAACAGGAACACACGGACTCCTTCAAACTTGTTATAAAGGAAAGCCACGAAAGCGATGACAGCCGTTATGATTGCAACGATCCAGCCGATGACAGGGATACCCATGATAGCGACGGAAATCAGCCGGCTACCCACGATTGTAGACAATGCCATTTTAGCCATCGACGCAACCCAAACCCCGGCAATCTTTGTTATTCCAAGTGACATGATCTGCGAAATAGACCATGCGACAGTTCCGAGCGTGACAAGCGCGCCTACAAAGATTCCCACAACTTCAATGGCAGGGGCAATCGGTTCTACAAATTCAAAGAAACTGATCTTCAGGTCGTCGATAAACGCTTGCATACGTTTCTGCTTTTCGGCATAAGTATCCATTTGTTTATTTGCCATGTCGACCGCAGAAGTAGAACCCTGTATCGCTTCCGTCCATGTGTCAATTTGGTCTACACCCTCAATCAAAGCCATCGCTGAAGCAAGGTTTTCACTTCCGAACAACGCGGACATGATTGTAGCGTTGTGCATGACCGGAGTCAGGGCACGCAGTCGGTCAGTCAGTGAAAGGGACTGGTTTTGCATCGTTTTTATATTGACCCCGGCAGCTTTCAGTTGCTTGATCGCGTCCGTAGTCGGAGCCTGCAATTTGACTATCGTGTTACGCAAAGCGATACCGCCTTCTGAACCCTTTTTCCCCGATTTGTCAAGCAACTGGATCAGGGAGTTTGTTTCGGCAAATTCAACCCCGAATGTTTTTGCAACACTACCCGTTTGTTTCAATGCTTCCGCGACCTCCCTGATTTCGGCAGACCCTTCGACAGTTCCTGCCGCCATGATGTTCATATAGTCCGTCATAGTTTGTGCGGCTTTCATCGGATCATCGAGGGAAACCTTATACTGGTTCATGGCGGTGGACATGGCTGCAGACGCTCCGGGGACGTCATTTTGCATCGTTTTACTAAGTGTCATTACATTATTCGACATGATTTCGAGCGCGTCCGGTGCTTTTTTCAGTTCCGGAGTAATCTTTGAAAGCAAGTCCTTATAAACGACCATAGCATTTGACGCATCGACACCGAACGCTTTTGCCGTGTTACGGGCTTTGGTGGCGAGAACGTCCAGTTCCTTCCCCTCCATGTTGGTGATACCGGACATTTCGGCAACGGCAGTTTCAAACCGGACGCCCGGTTCGATGGCGTCGTTAAAGGAATCACGGATATTGTCAACACCTTCCTTCAGCTGGTTGAGAAAGAACATTCCCTTTCCCAGCCCTTCCAGTTTTCCGGCTGTTTTTCCCGATGTCTCCCCAAGACGTTCAACCACTTCCTCCGTGTCGTCGATTACCCGTGTAGCTTCTTCGGCTGCATCGGTTGCCGCATGTAGCGGAGACGTGATCCTGTCAACCAGTTCCAATATCCATTGAGTCACTTGCATTGTCTTTTGAGAATAATCGGTTTACAACTTTAGCGAATGCATTGTGCATTACTATTTCAAATTCTTCCAACTCCGTTTTCCGCAACATGCGGTATTCGGCATAGAGCCGGAGCCATTCATCTTCGTCCAGTTTGTCCGGGATGTCGAAGCCATATACTTTTTTCAGGATGGCATCTATTCCCTCGACAAGACCGAACGCTGATGAATATTCCTCTATGCTTTGCTGATAAAAGCCGCCTGTCCGGCGATCAGTTGTCCGATGGCGGTCAGGACTGAAGTATAGACGGTAGAATCTTCCAACGCCTCCATATTGCCAGCCGCCACGCAGTTCCGGATCAGGATGTCATTTGCTTCTTCAAGATCATCCTTTTTCTTTGCCATAGCCAGCAGGATGTTTTTTTTCGGGCGGACGATCAGGTAGTCGTAACGTTCATCCTCGTCCACCTGTACGGTGACATGCTTCAGGCGTTTTCCGTATTTCAGTTTCAGTTCCGTATGCTCTTCCTCTGTGAAATCGACAATCAAAGCCTTTTCCTCCGTTGTCAGTTCCTCGTAAGGCTTTCCAGCCTTGATTTTCATTTCTTCTTCTTTCATTTTAAAAGTCTTTTAAACGGTTATTAAACTACATTGCCACATTCCAGTCGATATGGCTGGGAAGAAGGGTGAATTGTGTGGCAATGCTTTTATCACCCTGTTTAACGTCCACGCCATTGTCCGTGAATTCGACGTTCCGGATTACGTCCTTCATGACAAGCCCTTTATACTCATACATGACCGGAATGTCGAACGGCTCGATATCCGTGAGACGCTTTCCCGAACCGAGTGTCAGTTGCAAGGCGTTCACTTCTTCTTTCAGAAGGGTGATCGATGCTTCAGCCTTGTAATTCCCCTCACCGCGACCGACAGGAAATTCACCGGCACCGTAGATGTTGTCTTTCTCTTTGCTGTCTTTGTAGGAAAGGGCTGTGATACCCTCTACCTGACGACCGAGCATGACAACCTTGACGCTGTTCCATCCGGCTATTTTTCCGAACTTGTTGATTAATGTTCCTAACAATGCCATATTTTCAGATTTTATTTGTGAAACCCAAGTCAATCTCAAACTCATGTACAATACCGTCTGCAACCAGTTTTACCTTGATATTGAAAGGCTTGTCGCTGACAGCCATCTGTTTGGGATTGATATAAATGTCGAAGTCTGCAATATCCTCCGAAGTTACCATAGTTTCCAGTGCGGATTTGACAAGCGCGTCCCAACTGCTGATCGTGGTATTACTGATATATCCGGTTGACGGGTCAGCTTTCACCTTACTTCTCACACGCGGTAACAAGGTATTGCGGATAATACGTGCCGCCTTGTTCCAAACAGCGTTATATTCAATATATGCATAGTCGCTGTCCGCTTCCGTACACGTACATGAATTGCTGAAAAAGAATCCGGCATACCCTTGAAAGCTGCCGACGAAGATATACCCTTGGTCAGTCAGTTTTTTCTGGTCGGATACGCTCAACTGTGAGAAGGGTTTGCCATTGCTCAAGGCTGCATCCAGCCAAAGCCCGTTCAGTTTGTCAGTCAATGGATAGTCCTTTGTCCCCTTTGCCGTCCGTGGGTGGTTTTCAATATCAACACTGCCCATATTTTCATGTACATAGCGGACAGACAGCATTCCGAGTGCGCTTCCTACGGCAGCGTGTGTCCGGTATGCTTCATCCTTTGCCGCCCGTGCCGGGTCTTGTGCAATCACGACAGAGACGTTTTCAGCATCCAACTTCCGGAGGTCGACAGCATCGGCAATGGCATTGATATACTTTCCGACACCTTCCAATATTACCGCATCGATATACAGGTGGTCTTCCCTGAATTTATTGACCATCTTCTGTGCCTCTTGTACGGCTACTGTGATTGTTTCGTCCGCAGTCAGTGAGCAGATACCGATGGTGTTTACTCCGTTGATGGTACGTACCGCATTGACGAAATCTTCCTTCGTCAGCAGGCTTGACACTTTTTCAGACTTCGGAACCAGCATAAGATACAGCGAACGTTCCGGAGACAGGCGGAAGACTTCGCTGGTATGGTAATGCACCAGTTCCTTGTTTTCAAGATCAATGGTATCATCCCAACCAAGTGCTTCCAAATCGGTAATGTCGTTGAGGTTTTCCGGCTTGTAATATTCAAGTTTTCCGATCTCCGATCCACCGACCACGAGCAAGATGATGCGGTCACTGGTATCGGTATCCCGTACCAGCCCGCCATTAACTTTGTTGATGATTACTCCTGTAAAATTTCCCATAAAATAATTCGTTATACGGATTTACCTGATAAAATTGCACCAACACCGAAATCTTCAATACGGTCTACAATACCGTAGGTTTGGGTACGATATTCGGATGTAGGACTCTTGCTGCGTGTATCGGTCGTTTCCGGACGATACAGGGATTTCACGGATTCGATGTGGTAATACGTATTCGGAGCATAGAAGAACGTGCTTGCCTGAAAGTCCGTTTCGGCAGACGGTTTTGTGCCTTCCGCCACCTTCTTGGCTGTTTCCGCATTATAGAACGGGCAGTCGTTATTCTCAAAGAACTTGATACCCATGAAGCCTTTCGGTTTTCCGGTTGCCGGATCAAGGTAGAAAGTACGGTCATAGAAGTACTTGGACGCATCCTTATCCAGCAACAAGTCACCCATGTGCAGGGGGGAAAGCACCATGTACAGGGCATCGGTAACGGGAAGGTTCCACGTCTTTGCGAGCGTTGCAAAATCGACCAGATCCTTATAAGACAGTCTCAAACGACCATTAATATCTTTCTCACCCGTTGTCCGGATAACAGGCATTTCTTCGTTTGAATCATCCTCCGGAGCCAGTTTGTGCAGCACATGGTTGCGGATACCGACCTGAAAGGCTTCATTGTGCTTCACACGGATAGCAGCGCGCTTGTCAAAAGCGAGATAACGGATTTCGTCATCCGTACAGGAACTGGGTTCCGTATCGTAGATTTCCCACGGTACGATATAATTCTTTCCGGTCATTTGCTTCGGCTCGAAATCTTCCGTGTTGTTTACGCGAAAACCGACATTGTTAATCAGTTTGTTTCTGCGTACACCGTCCGCAGCCAAAGCTCCGGCAGGAACAGAGCCTAAGACCTGCATGAAGTCCGCCCTGTAATTGCGACGTTCGATCAACAGTTGGGGATCGACGTACTTGTTCAAATAAAGACCGTCTACTGGTTGTGCCATATTCTTTTTTTTAAATGGTTAGTATTTTATTTTCCGTTACGCTTTATGTAGTCATTCAAAAGACGTTCGTATTCAGCCGGATTCTTCTCCATGATATTTTTCAAAGCCTCCGGATCGTTTTGAAGGTCTTCGAACTTTTTGTTTGTGGTATCCGTCAGACTGGGAGCATGAACTTCCGGCATTTCCACAGGCTTGATAGCGTCGAGCAGCTTCTTTGCGGTATCGAAATTGCTGGTCAGGTTCGCCTTCCAGTCGTCACGAACGTCGGCTGTGATTCTTTTTTCCTTGATCGCACTGTTCAGGATGTTTTCGATTTCCTGTTCCTTGCGTGCCTCCTCCTGTCTTTCGAGCATGTCGACGCGGTCTGCCTTACGCTTCCACACGTCTACCTGTGCGATGAATTGTGCTTCCGTGGTACTTGCGTCCATTCCGAAGCGGGTAGTCAACATTGTTAAATCCATGTCATTTTTTGATTTTTCGTTATTAATAGAGTCAGTAATCTCAATTTCACCTGTGTAACCGCAGTTGGTAATCATTTGTGCCATAGCCTTATCGACTTTTGCCTTGCCTGTAACTTCCGTCACAAAGCCGTTTTCCTTCGCTTCCTGCGCGCTCATCCAGTAGTCGCCCTTCTCCCAGGCGTCCCGGATTTTCTTCTTGTCCGTGCACTTTGACAGGAAGGCATTCAGATAGTGCTCATTCAGTTTGCGCATGACCTCCAAAGCCGATTCAATATCAGCGACTCTCCCGCATGCCCCTCCGCTGACCTGATGGATCATGAAAAGTCCGTTGGCAGGCATGGAGAACGATGTGCAATTGATAGCGATGTAGGTTGCCGCACTGGCTACCAGCGCACCGCCTTCACCCGTAATTTTGCCGGGAAACTTCTTGATCACGTTCACGATCTCGTTGGCTTCGAAGCATTCGCCACCGGGAGAGTTGATATAGATATGCACATCCTTGATTCCTGATCTTATCAGTTGCTCAATTTTGGAAGTGAATTCCGCTTCCGTCTCCCTCCATTTTGATATTGTGCCTTTGAGTTCAATCCGGGCACGTCCGTTTTCCGCTGTTGCAGTCAGATTCATTTTCGCGATATTTAAAATTTCATACTGCAAAATTGGAAAAGGAAAGGCGGGTACGGAAAAAGCGTTTTCATCTTGGAAAAAAAACAGTGTTAACAAGGACGTATTTTTTCCAACTTGGAAAGAATACGTTCCAACATGAAAAGCCGTTTTCCACAGGTGATGATGAAATATGACCTTTGCTGCGTAAACGAAAGGAAGCGATATGCCAAGCAAAGAATACTACCGTAAATTGAAGAAGGAAGCGCACGACCTTTATGTACGTGAAGGAATGACGTGCAAGGAGATTTCCACACGAATAAACGTGTCGGAAAGGTCTGTTTCAAGCTGGATTAATGAGAATGACGCACTTTGGAAAAAAGAGCGTCAGGCATCTGTTATTTCATCGCAAAAGCAGGGTGACAACCTGAAACAGATTATCAACATTCTTGCAGACCAAAAACTGGAGCTGCTGCGCATGATTGACGAAGCCATTGCGGAAGGTGACAGCGACAAGGTGCTCGAACTACGGAAACAGGCGGCTACGCTTGACAACAGTGTGGCGCAATGGGGAAACCAGCTCAAAGAGGTGGACAAAAAGAACCGGATTACGCTCGCTATTTACATTGATGTCATGAGCCGGATATTCGATGCGATGAAGGTGTACGATGCAGACCTTTATTTTAAAACACTGGACTTTCAGGAGAACCACCTTTATGAAGCCGCAAAAATGTTGGGATAATGAAAGTCGAAGATAGCAAAGCCCTCAAGGAGTATCAGGAGAAGTTAAAACGTGCGCGGTGCACGGGCAACCTGATTGATCCGGACGAATCGCTGACAGTTCGGATGAACCGCATACAGCGTGCGAAGCGGGATGTCAAGTATCTTGTCGAAACCTATCTTCCCCATTATGCGACCGCAGACTGTGCGGACTTTCAGATCGCTCATGCCAATAGGGTGATGAACGATCCAATTTATAAAGGATATGCCGAATGGGGACGCGGACTTGCAAAATCGGTATGGAACGATGTGATCATTCCCCTATGGTTATGGATTAACGGTGAGACGCATTATATGTGTATCGTTTCCGACACATTTGACCGCGCTTGTGACCTGCTGGAAGATTTACGTGCGGAATTCGAGGCAAACGAACTTTTGAAACACGACTTTGGCGAGCAGTATAATCCGGGATATTGGGAAAAGGGAAACTTCGTAACGATGAACGGCTTTATTTGCAAGGCGTTCGGTGCGAAGCAGAAGGTTCGCGGGCTTCGTAAAGGCGCACATCGTCCTGACCTGTGGATAATTGACGACTTGGAGACACCGCAGACCATCAAAAACAACCGGATGCAGGATGATTATGCGGACTGGATCGAAGCGGACGTGCTGGCAACCATGACGGGAAAGCGCAGACGTCTGATAGGTGCTAACAACCGTTTTGCATCCCGGATGGTACAGACGATTCTCAAACAACGGCATCCCGACTGGGACTGGCATCTGGTGAAGGCTTATGATCCGGTAACGTATGAACCAGCGTGGAAATCGATGTATTCCGCCCAGTTCTATCGTCAGCAGGAAAAAGACATGGGTATTCTCGCGGCACATGCGGAATATAACCACGTACCGCTTGTCAAGGGTAAAATATTCAAGCCCGAAATGGTGAAGTGGGGAAAGCTCCCTGACCTTCACACGATGAATGCGATCGTGGCACATTGGGACATTGCGTATGCCGGGACAGATACAAGTGACTTTAACGCATGTAAGATTTGGGGACGCCATAAAAATGATTTTTGGCTGATAGACGGATTCGTAAAGCAGTCAAAGATGAAACTCTGCGTACAATGGATGTGCATGAAGCAGGCTGAATTCAGGGCAAAGGGCATTATCTGTTTTTGGCAATATGAGAGTCAATTCTGGAATGATGAAGTTAAACGGAACATTGAGGAAGCTGAAGCGGAAACGGGGGTGGAGCTTAATTTGGTTCCAATACAAACTCCCAAAACGATGACCAAGTTGCTTCGTATGCTTTCCATGCACCCGTATTATCAGAACGGTCGTATGTATGTCAATGAACTGCTAAAGTCAAACCCTGACATAGCTGTCGGCTTAAAGCAATTGTATGCGGTTGAACCGGGTATGACAGAACATGACGACAGTCCGGATGCCGATGAACAGGCGGTGAAGAAACTTGAAATATACACTGATCCCCCACAATCAGAGGATGAACCCGCGTCACGACCGTGGAAAGCGGGAAGATATAAACGTAAATACACTTGGTAACTATGAAGTACATCAACATGGATGATTTGACAACCATCATACAGAATCGGTTGCTGATCGAAAGTATAGAGAAAGAAGAAGAGATACTGGCAGGGATTGAAGACCTTGTCATAAGTGAAGTGTGCGCCTATATCGGTGGTCGTTACGACGTGGGGAAAATATTTGGTGATCCTCCGATCCGGACAGGGTTGTTGGTACGTGTGGTCGCATGTATCACAGCCTGTCGTGCTGTCAGCCGGAATGCAACCCGTAAAGTTCCGGATTCCTTGTCGGGCTTGAACGATTGGGCGGACGGCATACTTGTCAAACTGCGCGACGGGATCATGACTTTGCCACAGGATATTCCCCCGGTAACGGATGAAGACGGGAACGTGCAATATCCCATATTATACGGGCACACGCGCAATGGTGGATGGTTTCTTTAAATAGTTTTTAAACCGCTTTTAAAAGGTATGTTATGTACAAGAAGTTAAGAGAAATATTCAACTGGTTTCAACAGAAGGCTATTCGTCGGATGAGCCTGAAGAATATACTCAATGAGTATTATTATCGAATGGACAGCAGTGGGTTGCCAACGTCAGGAACAATGTATAAAAGGCAGGCTGTTGTTTATCGGGAAAAGACCATTGACGACTGGATCATGTCAGTGACCGCAGCTACCGATCCGGATGATCCCAGGCGTGGTTTATTATACCGCTTTTTTCAGTCGTTATATAACGATGAACATTTGCAGACGACCATTGACAATCGCGTCTTACCTGTGCAACAGGCAAAATATAACCTTGTGGATGATAATGACAATGAAGATGAGGAAGCAAAAAAATTACTGGATCGTCCATGGTTTCACCAGCTTATCAGAATCTGTTTTCTGCATCAGTTACAGGGGGTATCGCTTGCCGATCTTTCCCACCTTGATGATAATTTGGAAATTAGCCATGTCGAAGAAATTCCCATGTCAAATTACATTCCACAACAACAAATCATCATCAGGGAGGAATCAGACCAGACTGGATGGTCGTACAAAGACGGTGCGCTTGAACCGTACTATGTACAATTCGGGAATCCGTGGTCGCTGGGGATGCTCAACGAACTGGCGGTCATCATTCTTGCCAAGAAATTAGGATTGGGGGCATGGATGAATTATATCGAAAAATATGGTGTTCCGCCCGTCTTTGTTACTTCAGACAGAATGGATAAAAAGCGGATGGACGAATTATTCGAAATGATGACGGACTTCAGGAATAATTTCTTTGCTGTGCTGCAAGGAAACGAAACGGTCGAGTATGGGAAAGAAGCCGGGGGAAATACAACCAATGCTTTTTTACCGTTAGAGGAACGATGTGACAACCAGATCAGTAAACGTTTGCTGGGTCAGACGGGAACAACTGAAAACGGTGCGTGGGAAGGTACGGCAGAAGTACATGAACGTGTTGAAAAATCGCGGCACGAATATGATAAAATGTTGTTCCAGTTTTATTTCAATTACATTATCATTCCCAAACTGGTAAAGATCAGCCCGGTATACAAACCGCTTGAAAGGCTGAAACTGAAGTGGGACGACACGGAAAGTTTGTCTATCACGGAATACATCGAAGCAATCAACAAGCTGGCTTATACCTTTGAGTTTGACCATGAAGAAGTTGCTAAAAAAACAGGTTTGCCGATCATTGGTCAAAAGAAAAATCCCGGTGGTGAGCAGCAGGGAGGAACATTGCCGAATCAGCCCCAAACAGACCCTCAAAAAAAAAAGACCGAACCGGACGATGAAACGGTAACGTCGCCTGTCATGGAAGCCGGGGAGTATGATTTCAGCAGTATCATCGGAAGAGTGATGAAACAGGTTTACGAACGTAAAGTTAAGACAGGGAATATTGACGGGGAATTATTCAGAAAGACATACGAGGAACTGAATAAGAAGGCGGCTGAAGGATGGGGAGAAGACGACTATAATGATCCGGAACAGGCGGAAGAACCTCAACGGATACGTGACAACTTGTTCAAGTTCTCCGGAGCGAAGACGTATCAGGAAATTAAGGAGATGAATGATGCCCTTTATGATGATAAGGGGAAAAAACTTTCTTATGAGGACTTCCGGGAAAAAGTAATGGCAATTCATAAAGACTATAATGAAAATTACCTTCGCACGGAATTTGAAACGGCAGAAACAAGCGGCAGACGCGCCAGTGAATGGCAGGAATTCAAGGAGAATGCGGATATAATGCCTAACCTGAAGTATGTGACTGCCGGGGATGAACGGGTAAGAGAATCACATAGGATACTGGATGGTGTCGTAAAACCTATTAACGATCCGTTTTGGCTGCAGAACTACCCGCCCAACGGATATCGGTGCAGGTGTTATGTCGAACAAACGGACGAACCGGAAACACCTGCTACGCCTATTGTGACGATACCGGATGCTTTTGCGAATAACGTAGGTCAATCCGGTGAGATATTCACGGTTGCACATCCTTATTTTTCAATGCCGGACAATGACCTGATAAAAATCAGGAAAGAGACGGAGCGGAATAAAATATACGCCCCTTATCATCGTGATCCGGAATCGAAAGTGATGATCAGCGACTTTGCTGATCCGAAAGACTTGGCAAAGAATGTGGAAAGCGCACGGGTAATTTCAAAGGAACTGAAGATGAAAGTAAAAATCCGCCCGCACATCAACGAGGACGGGGTAAAGAACCCGGAATATTTGATTGACGAAAAGCTGGCAGACCTGAAAAATATTCAGGGGCTGGGCGGTATAAAACACGGGCTTGACAGTTCGAAAAAACAGCAGTGCGAATATACTGTATTCAATTTGAGCGCTTTTGACACTGTCGAACCGGAAATGCTGAAAAACAAACTGAACGGCATATACAAACTGTATGGCGAAAAGTATGCCGGGCAGCGGATGGTGTTCATTTATAAGAGAAAAGCCGTGAAAGTGTCATGGCAAGACGTGGTGGACGGAAAAGCAACCGACCTTCTTAAAGAACTTCAGGAGCAGTAGCCGAAACTACCACTCCTGAAGGGAGCTCTTGACCTGTTACAGCCGCGAACATTGCAAATATACAATTTTATTTTGAAATGCAAATGGAAAGAACTGAATTACCTGATTTTTTTAAAGAATTATCCACACTGGTAGAAGATGCGCACCGCTACGCGAAAGTTGCGGGTGTGAACTTCTTCAAGCAGAATTTTCGCAGGCAGGGGTTTCTTGATACATCACTGACACCGTGGGCTAAAAGGTCACTCGCAATCGGTTCGGATCGTGGCGTATTGATACAAAGCGGGAAGCTCCGTGACAGCATACATGCGGTCAGCCGTGGAATAGACCGTATCATTTATCAGACCGATCCGCTGGCTTATGCCAAGATCCACAATGAAGGCGGGTACATTGTCGTAACGGAGCGAATGAAACGTTATTTTTGGTATTTGTACATGAAGTCGACCGGATCAATGCAAAAGAGGAAAAATGGCGAATTACGGCAAAATAAAGCCAATGAGCGGCTGTCTACAATGGCTTCTTTTTACAAAAGTATGGCACTTAAAAAAGTAGGCAGCAGGATAAGAATCCCCAAACGTCAGTATATGGGTGAGTCCGCTACGTTTATGAAGCAACTCGATACATGGATCGCATCGGAGATTGACAAACGATTCTCGAATATTTAATCTATATAGTTATGATTTGGACAGACTGCTACAAAGAACTGGTTGAAATAATACGGAGCAAAGATGAGTTCCTCGCATCTATCCCGGATGAGTATTCCGAGCTAAGGGAACGGATGGAAAATACACCGGGGATTGAACATATAGACATGTGGCATGAACAGGTTAGTTTTCTCGATGAAGAACATCCCTTTTCGTCCCCGGCTGTATTCATTGAATTTAATACGCTGGGTATTGAGGATGAAGGGTTACTCGTTCAGCGGCTTCACACGCAGATTGATTTCCGGCTGTTTTACGAAACTTTTTCCGATACCTACGAAGGTGCGGCAATGCAGGAAGAGGCGTTGTCCTTTCTTGACCTGTTGACATTGCTGGGGATGATGTTACACGGAAAATCGGGAAAGAACTTCGGCACGCTCCGACGTACCCATGTCGGACGGGAAGAGTCGGGGGGTGCGGGAAACCTGTACCGGATCAGCTTTGAATGTGAAATCATGGATTACACCACAATGGAACTTGCAAGCCATGCCGACATGAAAGACCGTGAAATGAAAATTAGCAATGGGGACTTACCGGAGAAAACGGAAGACGAAGAACCGCTGTATCATCTATGATGCAACGGTTAAAAACCAAGACTAAGTTGATTTGTATCGTTCTTTTTTGAATCGGGCTTTTTGCCCTCTTTTAATTGTTCGTAATATGATAAATTCTCCGATATATAAAAAATCCGTTTGTAGATGTAGTTCTGATCAAGAAAGAACAGGTCATGACTCATACGCAAAAGAACATCCTCCAAACGGATGCGCTTTTTATCATAGAGAAGATAGAACGTTTCTACCATCTTCCGGTCACGTATTTTGGTCATTTCAGGATTCCGCATAAGAAAGCACTATTATAAGCGCAAATATACGGATTTTCAGTGATTTGTCAAAATTGAATATAAGCCTGTGGGGGAAAGGCTATAAAAAAGCCCCCAGCCTGTTAGTAAAGACGCCAATCACATACTAACAAAATGCGAGCAGACGCACAGCCGGGGGCAAAAACCCTTGCTGCGTCTACTCGCATTTTTGTTTTATGTGATTGGCATTGCAAAGATAATCAAATTTGTATTATTATTATAAACATTCATTTTAAAAGAGTATGAGCATGTTGAAAGAAGAAATTGCGGGTATGACTACCGGATATACAGTAAATGCACCACAATGGGTGACTACGTTCACAAAAGCACCAGAGTTTAAGTCCTTTTATAAGACCGTCTCCGGAAATGAAGGAAATAAATGCAATTACCCGACACGTTTAGACCTCTACGGCTGTGGATGCTTTCACGACTGTTCTTATTGTTATGCAAAGTCACTCCTTAATTTCAGGGGACTATGGCATCCTGATAATCCATCTGTTTCCCGGACGGACAAAGTGGGGAGGAAGATCTGCAAATTAGAGCGGGGAACAGTTGTGCGTTTGGGTGGAATGACTGACTGTTTCCAACCTTGTGAGGCTGTTTACAGGGAAACCTATAAAGCAATTCAGAACCTGAACCGACAAGGGGTACATTACCTTATCGTGACAAAGTCCTCAATGGTAGCAGATGACATATATATCCGGTTGATGGATAGAAAACTGGCGCATATACAAATATCTGTGACTTCTACGGATGACACTCTTTCACGTACATTTGAAAAGGCGTGTCCGCCATCTGCACGGATTAAAGCTATTGAGAAGCTGCAGGAGCAAGGATTTGATGTCTCTGTCAGGTTATCACCATTTATCCCTCAATTTATTGATTTTAGGGTTCTGAACAGTATCAGATGTGATAAGATTCTGGTGGAGTTCTTGCGGGTAAACACATGGGTGAAGCAATGGTTTGATATTGACTATTCCGAATACACCCTGAAGCATGCAGGGTATAATCATTTGCAGTTGGAGCGAAAAATCGAATATCTAAATAAGATTTCAGGATTCAGGAAGATTTCAGTTTGTGAGGACGTGGATAGTCATTTTCAGTACTGGAAGAAGAATGTAAACTACAGCCCGAATGATTGCTGTAATTTGAGAATATAAAATTAAGCCGCGCAAAGATTTTTTCTTGCGCGGCTTTTCTCGAACGGATAATCATTTGTAGAATATGTATTTTTCTTCGCAATAAATGCAATGATTTTCTTTGCAATACTTCTCAACTGCCTTGCGCGTTTTAAAGTCTTTTACTTTTCCGTCTTTCGATTGAATATGCCCCACATTAAAGTCTTCATCTATCTTTAGGGGAACAAACCTTGTTTGGGTATTAAATCGTTTCATGTTTATAGTTATTCTTTTTCCATTAATTTTAAAATCCTGTTGAACTCATCACGGCTCATATTGGTAGGTACAAAAGATGCTTTTACCTCTTCAAACGGACGAAGAGAATGTTTTAATGTTTCTTGAGCTTCCTCCCTTGCTTTTTGGGCACACATTTCAATATATTCTTCATCTGTCATATTATAATCACTAACAGTATCTATCACCGTTGAGAATCGGCATAAAAGCCCATTCTTTTGTCTTGCAATAAAGCTCATCTATTTTGTTTTACTTAAAATTACCACTCTACTTTATATACGCCATTCCAATTCTCATCTATAGAGAAACGTATTTTATATCCGACTTTTATTAGTATATGTCGTACATACGAAGACAGATTTATGAATGTGTGCGAATGTTCTCCACGTTCTTTCGCCTCTTCGATTATTGCTACTACTTCTGCTATATATAACATTCTATTCCTTTCCGTATTGTTATTAGTCAATTATCAAAATTTCACGATATGCAATGTCTATCTCATTCGTCTTCTCATTCTCATTGAAACAATAGCAAAGAAACCATTTCAACGCACCTTCATTCTCATATTGTGCTTTCCACATTTTACCATTATAGAGAGCTGACGGTCGAGAACAAGTATAATCCATGAGTATTTCAAAATCAAGTCTACTCATCACTGCATGAGTATCATCAATTAGTATCAAGTAAGTTGGCGGCTGTTGCCAACACATCCCATAAGGATGCGTCATAGGTGGAATAATATTATCTTTATTCATTATTATCTTGTTATACGTTATTTTTCTCCTTGTCAAATTCAGCTAAAAACATCTGTAATCCTACCCCCATTGAGCACACACCATCGAACAACTTATACATCAATTCCGGCTCTTCTTCCCAAATTTGATAGACTATTACTTTTTTTCCTGCTCCTTTCATCCATCCTGCCTCCGAATGTGCAGAGCGTCCACAAGGCAATACAAGAACACAAACATCTGCCCATTGCATTGCATCAAAATCAGATTTGAAACCAGCCTGTGCAATGGGATGTTCAAGCGCAGCCCTATATTGGTCTGTACTCCAATTCCGCCAATCTTCATCAATCTGTGACCACTGAAATCCAGTTTTTCCAGCAGGATGCCTAAAATCGTAAACCTCATGTCCCTGCTCGCGAAGGAAACTAACTACTTGTGGTTGATGTTGATTTCTCCAACTACTTGCTACATAAATCTTTGCCATATTCTTATTCCTTTCTAAATTAAATATTATCAAAAGCCGATCTTTCCCGGCTGTTATCCCTTTATTTTAAAACTCCACAATAAGCCAAAACCGATAAGGAGGTAAATATACCTATTACTGATACTAAATATAGAATCAGTAGATCCTCTAAGCTATTATCTTTTTTCATATCCAATTTAATCTTCTACTATTTTATCATCTGTTAGCAAACGTTTCATTGCCCGGTCTCTTTCCGCTTTTGAAGGATAATTGTCCCCATACCTTTTCCAACTATCCGGATTTATATCGCTTTTAAAAGTGATATGCGGCTGGGGGTAATCATGGCGACGCAGGATTGTATAGCCGGCTTTGCACAGTTTTCTTTGATCTTTTGCATTCATCTTTTTGCTAATTAGAATTAAACTTGATTCTGGCATAACGATAGAATCGTATATAACCAAACTGGTAGGAAGGGTGCTCCGTATTATCCGATATGGTAATTTGTACATTATAACCTTTTATTCGTAAGAAACGGGCAGCAATTTCCTCAATAGTGTATGTTTTTATATATATATCCCAATCACTAACGACCAATATCGTTTTCACATTCCCACTTTTCAGAATCCTTTTAAAATTTCTGATAGTGCGTATTATCTCCTTCTTCTTGTTCATACTTTAGTTTTATCCTCTTTTAAAATAGTTTTATAGGCTTCTTCCATCCGTTCAATCTCCTCCACACATGCCAGCCATCCGGGAAAACCTCCGATGTTTTTGTCATCGATATAGCAATGGGCATATATCTTTTTCCCGCCTTCCCCATATTTAGCGACATTTTCAGGATCATGGTCATTTACACGGTCGAATGGTATTTTGCGTTCCAACAGCCAGTTGATGGCATTCAATAACTGATCACCAGTACGGCATGTCCAAATAATGATTTTATGTCCTTCATCATGTAATTTCCGGAGCGATTCACCAGCGTATGGTTGCTCCCCGTCAATAGCCGGGAATCTCCCCCGGCTAATGGTTCCGTCAAAGTCAACTGCTATAATCATAATCTACAGAATGAAGGTTCAATACGACGCCATACTCCGTTCTCGTCACGCTTATGGAAATAGTAATTAGTTGCAGTTTTATACACGACATTACTTTCTTTAAACAGTTGCATGATAGAGGCATATTCTTCATCAAAACGTGACTCCAATTCATATAATTTGCTGATAGACTTATAGTCCAAATCCCCCTGACGGTTACGTTCGAGAAGCGTCATCGCCATTTGATACATCGGATCATCGACTCCTTTTTCCGAATGGGCTATATAATTCTTCAGGTAGTCAATCAGCCTTTCGGCAGCGAGATCGGCACGTTCATCAAAACTTTTCACCTTGTTGCTTTTTACCTCCAGTTTGAAGTTCCCGTCTACTACTGAAAAAGTGGCGGTTTCTTCACCCTGACGCATACGGAGCTGACCGTATTCACGCATCACGTTACGGAAAGCCTTGCTTTCACCCACAATCCAATCATAAAAGCCCTGAACATCATTCACTACTGGCATGAGTTTACTTTCCACATCGAACATGAACTGATGTCTCAACGCTTCGTAGGTTTCCTTCCGCTGAATGGACTCTGTTTTTTCTTCCTCTTTCAGTTTACGCAACAGTTCCGCCTTTTCTTCTTTTGACAATTTACTAATATCCATACTATTAACTTTTAAATGATTAATTACAATTTGATTTTATATACTTCTTTCAGTTCCCGTTCCTTGTTTTCCGCTTCGATATAAAGCGATGACCTTTGGTCTACCAACTTCGCAAACTCGTTACGATTCATATTTCCGGCATACAATTTTTCGTGTATGGCATCCAGCTCACCGGGAATCTTGTCAAGCCGATCCAGTAATTCATTAATCCGGTTTATCCGGTGTTGTTCCGCACTAATATCCGCCATCTTCTTTCTTTTTTAATATTGACTCCAGCTTCGGTATCAACAGGAGAAGTTCTTCCCCGTCCAGTTCGCGAAACTTCTTTCCTGCTATCCGGGTATCAAGGCAAAACGCATTCACCGCTCCCCAGTCCGTTGTGTCGATTCCGATCCGCTGCACTCTCTTCAGGACAGCCGATCTGCGTCTCCTTATTTCCCGTTCGGTGATGGTTAGATCCCGGTTTTCTTTTTTCGCACCGTTCAAATAACCGCAGAGATACATTGCCTCGCTGTATGTCAACTCTTTTGTGGTATTTGTCCGTCCGTCTGTCAGGTCTAGCAGGATAGCCCGCTTTTGTTCGTCATCAATGCCTTGTGCGCTGTATATGATATGCAGGCGTTTGATAAGGCTCTTACTGATAGGTTTCTTCGTCTTCTGTTCCATCATTATCGCTTTTAATATTTTCAATCCAATATTTTTGATACCCTTCCGCCCATACTATGTAATATCCGCGTGAACCTCCTTTGCCACGTCCGATAAATGTTGCCTTGAAATGTTCCACGTAGATTCTTTTAAAGCTGTCACGTTTCACGTCATAGGCTGTTTTTCCTTCCACCTCGCGCCCGTCCACATGCGAGATGAAGACAAATATCTTTCGCGGATACTTCTTGCGCAGGCGGATTATTTCGGGGGCTTTCGCTCCCCCTTGCTGCTCGAAGTATTGTATGGAGTCTATCATTATCACGTCCGGGCTGCGTTGCTTTGAGAGGTATTCGTCCAGTTCTGTGATGGTGGCTTCATCCGAATAGATTATATTATTCGTTTTACTATGAATGCCGACACTAAGAACGGAATTCACGAAGTCGTCGCACGCGCCCATTTCAAGTGTTAAATAAAGAACCCGGAGCCCCATTTCATCAAATTTGCGTGCCAGCTGCAGAGCGAAAGAACTTTTTCCTTGTCCCGACTTTCCGTAAATGATCCAGCAACCGGATTTTTCCGGACGACCGAATGCCAGATACCATTCACCGTCAAAATCAATATATTCATGTCGGATGTCTTCTAGGTTCTTCTGACTCCAAACTTTCATGCCAGTTCTCCACGCTCGATTTGTTGTTTGATTATACGGTCTTCGATCATGCCGGACAGTTCACGCAAATCATCGGTAAACCAAACATATTTTCCCGGCACAGGCTCTTTTTTCTCTTTATTCAACTTTCCCCAAATGTTTTCCTGTTCCTCCGTATCATTGATCCCGTTTGCCGCGCAAATGGCTTTGACATCCTTCTTTGTGGCTCCCAGTAATGCGATGTAGTTCCGGCAAAATCTGCCGTCTATTTCGTCGTATCCTTCTACACGACCGACATAACGCTTTATATTGCGTTCCAGCGTCTCCGTTCCGGCTACGATAGCCCCCAAACGGTGTAAAGTATCATCATATAGAGGTATCAACGTACAAAGGGCACTGTGCGCCAGTTTTCCGGCATCATCAAGGATTAACAAAGGGGATTTTCCAGCCATGCGGTTTATGTGTGAAACAACCAAGTCCATAAGGTCATCGTTATCCATATAGCGCGTTACCGTTTCCCCCATGCATGTGGCTAACTTGGTCAGGAATTTACGTGCCGTCCACTTCCGGCATTTCAGATATATGACTGAATTATCAGTACTCATGTTATAAAGGTCTATGAGGGATTGAGTCTTCCCACTGCCGGATCGGGAAGATATGCACATCCATTTGTGATTCCGTTTGGCTGCCACGAACGCGGTGCGTACCTGCTGGTAACTGGTGACGCTTTCCACTACATTCCAGGCGTTTTCGTAGTAATTAAGACCGGAAGCGATCTTTTCAGCGATAGAGTCTTCGTTAGCTCCATACTTGCCGCTTCTGAATTGGGACATGGCGGTATCCGATATTCCACATTTACGCGCCAACTCCGTTGCAGATGATCCGCGATTGATTAACTTCTCTATGTACGTTTTTAATGCTTGATTATCCATGTTGTATATCTTTTAAATTGTTTTTAAATCATCTTGAAAAATTCATGTCCAGCGGGTTGTAATCGTAATCTTCATCATCCGTTCCGGTGGAAGCCATTGCTACACTTTGCCGGGTGATATGTTGGGTCACTTCCATGAAATCCGCGTCCGTGGCGTCATCCCTCATTTTCGACCGGACATCCTTGTGCTGTCCCAAGCTGTCGGTTATCAGGTAGCGGTCAAGAACCGTTCCTGCAGCTATTTCGGGGATACGTTGGCAAATGGTGGTGATTCTCCTGTCTACCTCTTTCACTTTCTCCTTCACCGTTTCCACCATTTCAGTGTTGAACCTGTCGACACGTGCCCGGTATTCAAAATGTTCCGGTTTCTGATCAGCCAAAGCCATCGGAACTTTGATATCACGTTGCAGTACGTATTGCAATGTCCCGATCTCTTTGTCAACACGACCGGACTTCAGGCGTTTTGCGTTCGATACAAGCACCTGACTCATATCGTCCGGGTCAAAGCGTACTATCCAGTCTTCGTTGTAATGGTCGCGGAGGGAAAGGTCGAAGCTGTCGAAGCAGATTCGTTCACCCATGAACTCGATAAACAGTCCCGAACCTGTGATCTTGTTTGTGCGTCCGGTGGTTTCCCCCATGAGCATCAGATATTCCTCAATCCCGAAAGGCATTTTGCGGGCTTCTTCGGTACGTTCCCATGCAGCGCGGTAAGCATCTATCTTCTTTGCCCGTTCCTGCGCTATTATAGCCTCTAATTGCGCAATAACGGTGGCTTCATCCGGGATGAACTTGTGATTCTGGTTTAATACTTCCAAATTAGGCTGGTTATCTTTGTCGGCAGTGATACCGAAGCCCGACCAGTTCGCCTGTTTTTGGCAGTATTCCACGTTCAGCCGTTTGAAATAGGGTTCTACAATTTTGGACTTTGCATTTCCCAAAGCGGCTGGTGTATAGTACTTGGTCATGGCTTCATAGAAGGGAACCATCACCTTCTTTTGATAATTGTCGCTTTGTAGCTGTAAAGGCTTATAGCGTTCCCCAAATAGCTCTTTGGTATGTTGTACCGCATTTCGTAATGCTTCACGAATAAGAGCGGGTGATTCATGGTCGCCAATGGCATACCCTACCGGATATTTTTCACATGCGTCAAGTACGACTACCATCGTTTTCCGGTTGGTATAAGTGGTGTACATATATCTCTTTTCCTCACCGTTTTTCTTTACCGTTTTGGGAGTCTTTTTCTGGTAGAACAGTTCCGCATCCCATCCGTCCAGCGTCCAGTAAGTAAGTGCTTGTGTCGGGGCTTCGCGGTGTATCTGTTTCATGCGTGTGTTCTTCAGAGCTTTGTCTCCCTTGTTTCCCGCCATTGTTGTGAGAGCAAATTTTTGTCTCCAGTTCTCAACGGTGGTAGGACTATCGATCGGTTTCCAATCCATCAGGGAAGCCACCTTGTTGTATTCTTCCATGATTTGAACATTATTCAGATTGTTATGCATACTGATTAATTTATGCATCACTGCCTTTGCGTCCTCGTTCAGTACGACTGCCGCGTATTTGTTGCCATACGATTTATGGATGACACTGCGATAGCCTTCTTCCTCACTGATCCGTCGTGCCGCTTCATATTGCTCGCATTTACGTTTCAAAGCCTTCCAGTTCTTCGGCAGGTTATGAGGAAAAATATCACGCCCGTTCGGGTCTTTCAGTGTCAGAAGATCATTGCTCAACTTACAGAGCTTTTCCCAAACGTTGATGCGCGTACCACCACCGCCTATCGAGTTGGCTTTACGACCATCGCGAAGGGAGAGGAGCGCGTTCATGATGCGCACATTAAGGGTATATTCGTCAATCTTCGCGGGGGGAAGCTTCTTGTCACCGTCATAGCGGTATTTCACACTGAAAAACTCGTAGGCGGCATTGCTGTAGACAATCGCATCTTCCAGTATGGATTTCTGTGTTTTAGCGGCAATTTCTGCACGGGGATCACCTTTACGTACAATGTACCCTTTCTTTACGTCCTTTCTCATGGTTTCAAAATCTACTAGGGCAGGACATCCGGGAATACCACGACGGAGTACGATAAGTTGCCCGTTCCTCACCATCGAATAGTATGTTCCTTCAGGAATGAACCCATCTTCACTCCCAACTTGCGTTTTGGGATTGAAGATGATTAATTCATTCGCAAACACGCAAATCCGATTATTAAATATCTCAGCCATAATAATTATACTATTAACTTTAGCGCAAGTCCCGGCACTGCCCCAGGATTGTAGCTGCTTCCCCTCTTTTCACCTGTTCCCATTGAAAACCTGTCCTAACACCATTAAATAATACCATGACAAATTCAATCTGAAACCATGAGTCTGTGTTATCCCGAAATACGGGGAAGTTCCTTGCTTGCATACTTGTTTTACTCTTCGTCCTTTTCCGAACGGAATTCCCTTTCAAGAATGGTCACTATCGTGAAACAGGCAATAACAAAAGCCGCCTGCACATTAGAGGCAGACACCTCAATCCCGTCAACCAATGAAACGGTAGTTATTATCCCGACCGCTATCAACACATTCTGAATCACTCTAAATGTTTTCATATACTATATCGTTTTTCTTGTTCTACATTCATGTTTCTAAAAAGGCTATTCCTATTCATCACGAACCGGAATAGTTTTGCTACATTTGTAGCCAATATGGAAAATATTTAATTTAAATAAACCGTTATGATGTTTTTCGATGATTTGGAATCTAAACTTGCATCAGACCAAACAATATGCAAGAGTATACTCCGAGATGTAAAATGTCCTGTTCATAAGCTAAAGGCACGTATCATCTATGATTACGACAATGACTTCACTTATGCCCATATTACGAAATGCTGTTGTCCTCAATTTGCCCAAATAGTGGCGGATACGATCCGTAAAACAGAGACTATTGATGTAGTAGTAATTGACGACTGTGAATATACTCGCTGAATTGGACAACTTTCTCACTGAAACCCGGCACGTGTCACCAACCATGAATAGTTTCTTCTTGAATCTGGCATGGTTGCCGAGGCGTAGCACATCATCTGCTGTTAAGTTATCACCCATGACAATGGCTTGAAAAATAATGCGATCTATACGTTTCAAAATCTTATTCTTTTGCATTGCAGATTTTTATTTATTGCTTATTACTCTTGTTACATTTCCGTGAGAATCCAAAACCTTCACTTTTGATGGTTCATTACCTTCAGTATATTTAATTCCACCATTTTCTTGTGCCATTCTACGAATAGCTTCTGCATTCTTTCCATTCCGTTTGAAACGGAGTATTTGACTAAGATTTGCGAGAGATATTCCAAATGTTTCTGCAATCATCTTTCGTTTTTCGGTGTCTCTTAATTCAATTATTTGTTTCATACCTTTTTATTTTAGAGTAATTATTCATACATTTGAGCGCTGTTAATCTGTAACACGCTGCAAATATAATAGAGATATTTCAATTATGAAAGAAAATATGAGAGATTTTTCAGTATTAAAGCAGAGAATTCTGCAATATTTAGATTTTAAAGGGATTACAAAGTATGAATGTTATAAAAATACAGGCATAACCAATGGCGTGTTGAGTCAACCAAATGGAATGTCTGAAGATAATTTATTGAAATTTCTCTCATATTATAGCGATATCTCTACGGATTGGTTGCTTGCTGGATGTGGTTCAATGTTGCGTGATGACAATCAAACGAAAATTTCTAAAATCGTTCCAATAGAGTCGGAATTTGAGTCAATCCCTATCGTTGATATATCTGTAGCTGCAGGTTATGGATGTGAAAATCCTGATTTTATAGAAGTCGTGGAGACTATTAGGCTTCCTTACAATATGCTACGTAGGAATAGAAAATATTTCTGTGTTAAAGTACGAGGAGAAAGTATGTCTCCGACATTATTAGACTGTTCATATCTCATTTTAAGATTATTGGATCGAAGTGAATGGAATGAGATTAAAGACAATCATGTATATGTGGTAAGCGACAGAAGTGGACGTGCTTACGTGAAACGCATAAAAAATAGATTCCGTGAACATGGTTTTATAGTTTGTACCTCTGATAATGTTGATAAAGCTAATTACCCAAACTTTAATTTGATGGAAGATGAGATTAATACTATACTATATGTGGAATGGTATTTAAGCGCAAAGATGCCTAATATTAACGCGACGTATTATGATAAAGTAAACCATTTAGAAGACGATGTGGATGCTTTGAAAAGTCAAATGTCCCTACTTATGAAAAGGTTAACTTAATATTAAACATTATATTTTATTATAAATCATTGTTTTTTAGCATATTACCAAAAATATCTGTATTCCTAAAAGTTGTATTATAGGGTATAACTCAATGCATATACCAGTATTATAGGGTAAAACTCAATAATAAAAACACTTCTTTTTTAATGGGTGTTTAATGGGTGATATTCACATTTTGTCTCTATTTTCTAATGGGTGTTTAAAGGGTGCTGACATGGGTATAGGCCTGTCTCTTATACACATCTCCGAGCCCACGAGACCGTACTAGATCTCGT